TTGCTTACTCATTACTCATAGTGATTTTTTTAGAATTAAGGGGGTATATTTCAACCCCCATAATCCAAACTAAATACACACTACATTTTTTCCATTACTTGATAAATTAGATTATCAAATTCATCTTGTGTTAATTGACCTGATAAAACTCTATCAATCAATTCTTGTTGATTTAAATTTTCCATATTAACTATTTATCTATACTATTATTCATAACTCTGTTAACTGCACTATTTATTACTTCTTCTTTCTTCTTGTCCATACTATCGTATTTTCTTCTAATCTTACTCAGTTCATTATAAGCCATGTCACATTCAGCTTCTACACCATCTAATCCCTCAATCATTGAGTCATCAACGTCCATTTGATATATTACGTCACTTACTGCGTCTCTAATTGCGTCTTCATTGATATAAACATTATCTCTCTCTGCTTTAATTTCATTTATATGGTCTTTAATGCTTTCCATGTCCTCATCAAATTCTGATTTAGATATTAGAATCATATCATCTGATTTTAATAATTCGATTAGATATACTTTTGTTCCTTCTAATCTTTGTGTTAAACCTTCAATTAATTTTTTCATAGTTATTTAGTTTTAAATTTTGGGGGTATTTAAGGCTACCCCCTTGACCTATTATTATTTATCTGTTAAGTATAAACTCGACTGATTTTTGAGCTTGACTACTCGCAAAAATTATTTCTTTTGGGTGGTCTTTTAAATGCTTTATCCAACCATTAATATAAGCTTGACTATTTCTATCATCTCCCTTTGGTTTAATACCTGTTAGATTAGTTAGAAACATAGCTCCTAACTCAGCTACTAACTCCTCTTGACTATATGCAACCTTGTTATGATTTGGAGAGTTCAAAGTTTTTCTATTTAGTATAGATTCGTGACCTGTTGAATGATTCAACTCATGGAATAAAACTTTATAATAATCATCAGGAGTAGTAAATGTCTCTTGAGTACTCATATTAATCATATGATTAGATGGCTTGTAAAAACAACCAACATTATCTTGGTGTATTAATTGAGGTTTTTTCCTCATATTAGTATATACCTGTTCAGCCTCATTGATAGGCTCAAATATACTACCTTCAATAACTTCATCGATATTCCATTTGTCCTGAATACCCTCAACAGAATCCAGATTAAATACTCTGAAATAACTTGCACTCATTGACTTGTCAACATCGCTCATGGTGTAACCCTTTGGAATTACTAACTCTTCTAAGCTTTTGCCCTTTAGATATATTCTCTTGCCTTTGCTATCTGTTACAAAGTATGCTACTCTCCAGTTAACTACCATATGTGATGTGCTACCTTTCTTGACCTTTCCCCCTAGTTTCTTGGCTTGATTAAAGGTCATAAATTCTTTACTTGAGTAGTCATATTGCATCATTGCCATTGATAATAATAACTGATTTATACCTCTGTAAATTTTACCTGTTGTATGGCTGATACACATTGTGTCTGTATTCCCTGCCCATGATTTGAACCATGTTAGACCTTGAGTTTCTAATCCCTTGATTACTTCATCTGTTATAATCTGATAAACGTCTTTTTTCATAATGTTTTGTTTAGTGTGTGTTAATGATTAACCTTGTGTCAATCTCATACCACAAATGTAATGTTTTTTTACAATACGTTCGACAAAGGTATTTGAAATAAATGCTCTGACTCGAGGAAAAAAAAATGAAATTTAGAATGATTCTAAATAAGGAATAGGTGTTACAAACTACTAATGGAACGTGCGTACGTGTGATGCGTATGCGTGTGATGTACGTGCGTGATTGTAACGCATTAAATTGATAAAGTCAATAGCTAATAAACAAAGTTATTAACAATACTATTAACAATCATAAATGTAAAGAAACTTAACAGAGGGGAAATGATTCTAATAAAGAAACAGAAACTTTTAATGGTAGACATTCAGAACAGATAGAAAGTCTGTTAGATGGCTTTAAAATGCCCTTCAAATTGATTTGGGGATAATTGGTATAAAGTGTACAGGTGTTACACCATTTGTGTTTACTACTCACTAGAACAATCGTTCTTAATAGTTTTGCAGAACGCTCATTCTAAATGCTTGGTGTTGATTGTCTTATAATATATATTATGTTAAGTAGGGTAATAGGTATTAGTAGAGCGCCCATTCTATTATATAGTATGTATGAATCAGAACGCTTATTCTGTTATGTAGTTAATGGGGTGGGGTCAAATATATCCACTTGGGGTTCTAAATTTGGATTAGCATAATAGTATATAATACCCACCCTCAAAATTTCTCAAAAAAATTTTTAACACAAAAAAAATATTAGCTTAACATTCTATTAACATTAGAAATGTATATTACAGCATGAAAATAGAAGTATCTAAAATAATATATGTTCTAATAATGATAGGTGTCTATGTGGTATCTATATTTTAACCAGGAACGTGAGTCAGAGAAATCATTTGTCTGAAAATACCCTTTTTAGCTCCAAGCTCCACAACAGAGTCTCCTGGAGAAGATATTGATTTTTTTATAGAGTCTGCAACAATATGCATGAAGTCTTTGTTAACTGTAAGAATTATTTTATCCATATCAACTATATCTCCTTCAGCAGCAAAATAAATACTAATAGCACCTGTGCTTCCAGATGCGTATATTACTTCAAGATGTCTAAAGGAATCTTTTCTAAAAGCGTTCTCCAAAACACCTTTTGTATGTATAAAATTAATAGTCATTACACGTATTTTCTTTTAGCCATTCTAGCGTCTTGTTTAGGATTGTGTTTCTTTTGAATAGGAAACTTAGCTTTTAAACTAGCACCTGCATGTTTCTTAAATGGCTTATCGCCATGCTTCATTAGTTTGTATTTTCCTTCTCCTTTCTTCATCCAGTGAAGACCTTTAGGTGCGTTTACTCCACCATCTTCCCATTTAACTTTATTAGCCCAGTAGGCTGCAGACATTTTTCCTTTTGCTATATTTTTACCATGCCTAGCCTTGAAAGATTTTCTTCTGTTTTTTTGTTTTTGTGATTCACCTTCTTTTGGTTTACCAGCAGTGGTCACACCTTGTTGACCAAATCTAATTGTTTTCTTACCACCTCCTGGTTTTCTAACAACTACTATATGTGATTTTTTTGGATGGTTTGGGGTTCTTTTAGGCTTGTTAAATGCAACTCCACCTTCCTCGTAATCACCATAATTAGAACCAGAAGAATAAGAGCTTCCTGGGTCACCACCAAAAGACTGTCTAAAATCTTGTCTATTTTGTTTTCTTGTAGCTTTTCTATCTTGTTGTTTTTGTTGTCTAATTGCTTTATTTTCTTGTCTTCTTTGGTTTCTCTCATCCCTGCCACTTTCTCTATCAGCTCTTCGTGTTGCCCTTTCACCAGTTCCTACATATTGAACATTTCCTTCAGCATCTGGGTCAGTATAAACTCTCCTTAAACCTCTTCTTTTATACTCTCTAGCAGTGCTTGCAGTAGCGCCTCTTTTCTTTACCCTTTTACCATCTACAACATCAACAAACTTTCTCTCATTCTCATTAATCATTTTCTCCTTATTCATCTCAGTTGGTATATCTCTACCTCTTATACCCTTTGTTTTTATTTTTGTTTTTATAGGGTCTCCATCACTATCTTCACCTGAAGTAATGTATTTTCTCTGCTCTCTACCAGCTGCCTTTTCTTCTTTATAGTCTCCTAAACCAAATTTAGATGCTCTAGCTCCTGATATAACTTCACTGTCTTTAGATAGTTCGTCATCGTATTTTTTCTTAACAAGACCTTTCTCAGTTTTTCTATTAAATAATCCTCTAGCTAAACCTCTTCTTTTTATATCTCCTCTACCCTCTTTAGCTTCTATCATCAAATCTTGATTACCATAACCTTGATTCCAAGTTCCTTGGTTTTTTCTTTCTACAAATTCACTTTTTCTATCTGCCCCCTTAGAGTCTGGGTCTACATTATCTTCATAATGTTTATTAAGATGTTGTTTTCTTGAAACTAAAGGAGATATATTTGTTCTAGTTCTTGTAGACCTATCTGTTTTCCATTGGTTGTAACCCTCTTTATCGTTCATTTCATTTAAAACTTCCCCACCTTCATTAAATATATTTTTCTTAGGCAGTTTTCTACCTGCTTGTCTATATAGAGATTTTTCTTTCTCATTTAAAAGTCTTTTAACTTTTCCTGTAGACTTTTTATCATAAAGTGCTCCTGCACCATCAAGCATTTGATATTCTAATGTTCTTCCAACATTGCTATTTACATGTTTTCTTTTTTTCATAATACCACCTTTTTCCATTTTTGATTTATAACCTTGACCAAATCCTGTAGCTCCATGTCCACCAAAAGTGTGAGTTGTTTGCTCTACCTTTTTTCTTGTTTCTTTTCCATGGGTTTTTTCTAAGTCTCTTAATTTAGGACCAAAAGCTTGTTCATGAGCTTCATCATAATTATCATACATAGCGTAACTAATTCCAGCCATAGCTCCTATAGGTCCAAAAGCACCTAAAGCCCTATTAACTCCAGTAGCTCCTGCTCTTCTAGCTAACGCTTGTCCTCCTCTAACAATAGCCTCATCTCTAATTGTGGATTTACCAAGATTTTTAAGTTTTTCAGAGTCGTTTTCTTGGATTTTTCTTTTTTCTTCTTCTTTCTTTAGTTTAGCTCCCTCATCAGTATTTCCTTTATTGCTATGTAAATTAACATCACTTGCATCAGAAACTTTACCACCATCCTTGTATTTTTTCTTTTTTTTATGAGTTCTTGCATTATATTTATCAAATCCAGGAAGATTTGTTTTTTTTCCTGGCAGGAAGCCTGCTGCATCTTTATTTATTTTATCTATCTCTTCTTGGGTGTTTAAAATTACAAATTTTCTATCCTTATCTTTATTTGATGATTTTTTAACAACACCACCTTTTCTCATTATTCCTATATTAAAACCAGGTTTAGACATTCCTCCTAAAGAACCTGCCATAGCGTCCATTTTAGCTTTCTTTGCCTCTTTTGAGAGTTGAGACTTATTCTCTCCACCACCTTCTCCTAGAACTTTTACTTTTAATATTTTTCCATCGTTATTTTGAGAAACCTCTTCCCCCTCAGCTCCTTCTCCACCATCTTTTTTCTTTCTTAAAGCTTTAATACCCATTGCCAATGGATTGGCACTAGCCATTTTTTTCATTAAACCACCAAGGAAAAACTTTCTGGTTCTTTTTTTAGATATATACTTTCTACTTTTTGCCATTACCTGCAAATTTTTCTACACCACTGATTCCAAAACATCCAAGCACAACCCAAACAAAACTGTCGTAAACGAATTTATTGATGATGAGGTCTTTTCCAACCCATCCTGTTACTAAATCAGCAACCATTATTAAACACATAATAAGAAATGCTACAAAACCTATTATAGCTTTCTCATTCCAATTATTATCATTTCTAAATATATTCATAATTATTTCTTTTTACCACCATTATACTCAACTGCATGACCTTCACTCACCAATGTGTCGTTAACATTAATTGGTAAACCTAGATTGTCAGGATATATAGTTAATACACCTAAAACTCTACCATATTTACCAACCTCTTTACTTTCTACCTGTAAATCACCTTTATCAAGTATTTCTATTAATCTATCCTTAGCAGCTAAGCCACGTTTTTTTTCCTCTAAGTCTCTAGTTCTACTCTCAGGAGTATCTATACCTGCTAATCTAACTCTCTTATGAACTGATATATCAAAACCTAGGTCTATATTTACATCTATAGTATCTCCATCAACAACTCTATCTAACTTTGCTTTATAAGTATACATTAGTTTAATATGTATTTAAGTTTACCATCGTGTATGTATATACTTTCTGGTCTTTGTATTGGTTGACCTAGAATGTTATACATACGACCATCATTTTCTGATTTTTCTAATATTTCAGGAATAGAAGTATTACATGGCATACCTGTTTCACAATCTAAATATTCTGTTTCAAATTCTACTATTGTATCAATAACAAATATCTCAACATATTCTATAACATCTATAAACATAGTGTCTAATACATCTTCATAAACTGTTACTGTATCTGTAATATACGTATATTCTACTTCTATTACTGTTTCAATTTGAATAATTGTGTCTGTTTCGTATATGTATTCATATTCAATTACAGGAATATCTACAAAAATAGTATCGCAAGGAATTTCATCAGGAGCACAATCTAATGGAGTAGTTGGAACAGCTCCATTCTCATCACCTGCGTCTACACAATCTTCCCATGAATCATTTAACCATGCTGTCTGAACACATCCATCAGGAGCATATTGAGTCCAATTAGCTGGGTCGTCTCCACAATAATAACCACCCTGAGTGGCACAGTCTAAACATAATTGTTGAAAATCATAACCCTGACCTTTACAAAACCAACTTAACAATACAAATAAAATAAAAATACTTTTTCTCATAATTAAAATATTAAATAATTAAAACCAAACTTCACTTCATATACTGGTTTCATCCAATAACGCATGTGTGTTCCTTCTATAAATAAACCTAAATGCTTAGTTATACGAGAACCAAGAACAATACCAGCGTCCCACTCTATATTATCATAATCTTCTATACCATATTCAAAAGAATAATCATCTAAACCATAATGAAAAGGCATACAATTAATCCACGTATGTAACCACATTCTATCTGTATACTTATAATATGCTACACCTATGACAGCACTCAACTGTTTTTGCATACCAAGTTTTTCTAATTCTCTTTCATTATATGATGCAACTGCATTTCCAAAATAATGTTTATAGAACTCGTCATCAGATGTAGCTATTAACTCTCCATCGTTAAACCAGTGCCAATCACCATTAACAAACTCTGTACTATAACCAAAGGATTCAGCTAGTTGTTTAAAAGACTGTTCTCCTGGTGTCCAAAAATCTTCTATAGGGCTAATTCCATATGGGTTATGCATTCTAAATACACCACCTAAAGTTAAATCCCAATTACCTTTAGCTAATCTAAATCTAGTATCAAAAGAGTTATATCTTAAATCTACTCTTTGATTGTCTTTGTATTGGACTTTGGTAACACACCAATTTCCCAAGTATCTAATCCAGTAATTTTGTTCAGTATACTTATCCCCACGATTACGTATAAATGAATAATTAAATAAATACTCCCAACCAACAGCGTTACCAATAGTAACATTGTCTGCAACACCTTTTTCAGTGCCATAATACCATGTCTTAACCTTGTACTCATAATCAAATCTTGCTATTTTTCTTAAACCTATTGTTAAATTATAATCATAAGGATTAACTTGTGTTACATCCTCATATCCTTTTTGCACAGCTATATAATCATCTCTTTCAATAAAAGATGTGTTCATTGTCATTGATGTATATACAGTTGAGTATTTAAAAAAATCTTGGATTTGTGCTTGTGCACAAATGTTTACCATTAGTAACAGTATTATTATTCTTTTCATCGTTTTTGTTTTTACCTGTAAATATACGAAATTATTTTATGTTAATGTTAATGTTATTGCTTTACTTACTCCACTATTTGTAACTGTCATTACTATATTATACGATGCTGGTACTTTTCCTTTTCCTGGAACTGTTATCATATCACCAAACGCTATTGTTGTGCTACTACCTATTGTTACTATATTAGTATCACCAGCTAATGCTGTGCTACCACTTGTACCTAAAGTCATACTAGTCTTGGCTGTGTTTTGTATTATAGCATCAGCTTGTGCCTTTACTATAACTGTTGTGTCACCAGCTAACGCTGTAGTGCTACTAGTTCCTAGTCCTGGAAATGTAGCCTTATCTTTATTGGATGACACCTCTGTTCTAAGATAATCTATTTCATCTTGCATTTTTTGAAGTTGAAAAATAATAGGAGCAAAGATAGGGTCATCAACATATTTCCTACAACCATCTGCTTTTTCTGCATCCCAAGCTGATTCTATATTTGTTAATGTTGTATTGTCTATTTCTCTTGCACCTCCTCCAGAAGTTGCAAAAAATGATTCGTATGCTTTTGCTGTTAGTACCATATTACGATATGTTTATTACGTGATAACTTAAATATATAGTTATTGAAGTCATACTATTATTAGTTAATGCAGAGTCTACAGAGACTTCTACAGCTTTATCTACACAGTCTGTTAAATTTTGTGATATTTCAAATCCACTCATTTCACCTAAAGAATAAACTATATCAGTTAAATGATTAGTATTCATAAATCTTCTTATGTGAAACAATGTTGTAGTTCCATAAGCTCCAGGTTCTTTATCAGCGTAATGAAAATTTAAATCTGCTGAACTATTTGTTTGGTTTACAGATGTATTATTATCTACCATCATTATTCCTGATTGTGGAACTATAATAGTGTTAGCTCCTTGAGAAGGTATAAGTTCTATAGGTGTAGAATGTAAATCATTACAATTAGCTTGTGACAAAACAACTTTAACTTGTTTATGTATATGTTGACCTGCTGAAACCAATTCTGCAGCAGTATCTTGAATTTGTATATTACCACTTCCAGGGTTTAATATTATATCGCCATCTGACTCAATTCTAAAGTGTCCTTGAGCTCCAGCAGCATCTACTGTTGTTAAAGTTGTGTCTCCATGTTCTGCTACGTCTATAAAGAATGAATCACCTGTAGAAGTTCCACCATTTCCAAGTATCTGCAAAAAAGAACCAGCATGATGAGCTGTAAAATTCATAAACTCTGTTCCTACTTGTTGAAATTTAATTCCACCTGTTGCTCCAGCACCAGTTTCAGAATTTAAAACAATATCACCATCAATATTTAGAGTTAAATCAGCAGAGGCAGCGCTACCACTGTTATCATCATCTACTGTTGTTAAAGTTGTAGCACCATGAGTTGTTGTTGCTATAGAAAAATAATCTCCACTGTCTGTAGTGTCCATTATTTTCATACTTGATGTGTCTACATTAAAATCAAATACATTACTACCATCTCTTGCCATATATACATTTTTGCCTTGGGCATCTAATGTTATATCACCATGCACATCAAGTGTTAAATGAGCTAAAGTAGTATCGTCATCTACTGTACTAATTGTTGTAGCACCATGAGTTGTTGTTGCTATAGAAAAATAATCTCCAGTATCAGCAGAACTATTTAATCTAATATCAATTCCACCATCTTCTACTATTTGATAAAGTCCAGTTGTTGTTGCAGCAGTTCCTCCTAAACAAACATTTCTAATCCCCCATTGAATATCACCACCAGATAATGCGTTTTGAATACCATAAATAGAAGTAGTACCATTAGCATTAGCAAGAGTATTCTGATTTCTAATTCCATATAAAATTGTAGTACCAGCATTACTTGTTGCAGCGTCATTTAAAATCACATCCAAACCAGCAGCTGTTATAACATCTCCACCACCTGTATCAACTGTTTTATCATAATCAATTTCAAGACCTATACAGTTACGAGTGCTAGAAGCAGCAGAATCATTTAAATCTAATACGTGAAATTTTTTAGTGCTAGACCATGCAAGTGGAGTGTGTGTTAATCCACTATCACTCCCATCGTATACAATAGTAGACTCAACATCTAATACTCCAGAACTTGCAAATGTTACAAAACCATTAGCTGTTGTACCACTTAATGTTGTCACACCAACACCAGAAGTTAAAGCAAATATACCTGAAGCATCTGGTAAAAGAATCCCTCTATCTGCTGTTGGGTTTATAGCAGTAACCACTGTCTCAAACTCATCAGCAATAGCACCTTCAAATAAAATTCCTGCATTTGCTGTTACAGATATTGCATTTGCAGAAAGAGTTGACGAAGGTGATGTGTGAAGATTATTAACATGAAGGTCATTAAAGAATCCTTTATCCCAATACTTAGAAGATGAACCTATCTGCCCATCGTTATTACTTCTGGGTGTAATTGTTTTCGTACCCATTTAATGTTTATTTTAAGCTGATAACTCAAACCCTAAAACAAAAGTGTAAGCAGAAGCAGATGTTAAACCAATACTACCAGAGCCTCTATTAACTCCTGCCATATATATACACCCCTCTTCTGCAAGTGGCTCATCATTAGACTCGCTAGGGTGGCTTGTCATAATAAGGTTTATATCAGTTCTTGTGTGAACACCAGCATTTATAAGGTCCATTTTTTCAGTAGCAGTAAAACCATTAGCACCAGTTCCATCTAAATCTAGCATTACACTGCCTATTGGTTCAAGAGAAACCAAATTAGCTGCTGTTATATCTACAGCACCACTCAATGTTGTTAAACCAACCTCAGTGCCAGCAGCATTTCTCCTTTTTCTAAAAAATAAAAGCTCTATGTTTTCTAGTTCATCCTCTGCATCTATAACAGTAATTGATTTTAACATTACTGATTGACCATTTCTAACTCCTGTTGGAACTTCAGATGAAACAAATAAAACTGAATTATTTGCCACAGCTGATGTAGAACACACTGGAACAACTCTTGTGGAAAAAAACTTACTAGCCATTTTGTATATATTTTAAGATTATAATTTATTTATTGTCAAATATAAGAATAATTTATTTATATTTGTCATTATATTTTAATTAAATGCAAGAAAATAACTATTTAAAGTATTACAGGGACACCTTGTTTTATTTTAGAGACAACTATAGTTTGAAGATTTCAGACATAGAATTTTTGTTCTTTGTGTGTGATTTAAAGTATTTCACAGGTACTTATGTTAAAAACAACTATAAGTGCTCAATGACTTTTTTGACCAGAAATATGCCAGATTTACTAAAAAAAGGTTATCTTGCAATTTATCAAGAGAGAGCTAGGCATAGAGCCAGGAAATATATGATGTCACACAGAGCAAAATTAATGATAACTAGGTTCTATAATATATTAGAACAAAAAGAAGCAAAAATATAATAAAATGCCAAGAGTAGGAAAAAAGAAATTCCCATACACTGACAAGGGTTTAGCAGATGCAAAAGCATATGCTAAGAAAAACGATTTACCAATAATATATACTGAAGATAACAAAGCAGGCATGTCTATACCAAACTATGCTGAAGGTGGTGGTGTACGATTCTACGAAAAACAAGCTCCTTCAGGTGGAGGTGGAGGTGGAACTCAATTTCATCAGGCAGAAGCTATAGACTTGGGTGGTGGAAACAAAAACAAGAATAAGACCAAAAACAAAAATAAGAATAAGAATAAAGGTAGTGAAGACGATTCAAGTGTAATAGAAGAGAATAACAATACAGATGATGAAATCTTAGTAGATAAAGACCCAAGGGAAGAGTTAGATGAAAATGGAAATGGAGATGGAGATGGTGATGGTGATGGTGATGGTGATGGAAATGGAGATGGTGATGGTGATGGTGATGGAAATGGAAATGGAGATGGTGATGGTGATGGTGATGGTGATGGTGATACTGGGGGCAATGACACTGGAGGTGGAGACGAAGATTATACTCCTCAAACAATATCTAGAAAAGATATAGATACAGATGCTACTCCTCAAACAATATCCAGGCAAAATATGGATACAGACATAACTCCACAGACAGTAAATCCAGGTGATGAGTATATTCCTCAATCAACTTTTGGTGAAGGAGAAAATCCTAATATTGGTAGAGCAGAAGGAAACTATAGTCACGAGTCTAGAAATATGACTCCTCAATCAATGCAGGGTGCTGGCAACGCTTTAGGTGATGCAACTTCTAATATGGGAGAAGGCTTGTCAGATGCTAGCTCAAATATAGCAGATTCAGCAGGTGATGCATTATCAAGTGCAGGAGAAGGTTTATCTGAGGCAACAGAAGGTCTTGGTGATACATTAAGTGACGCTACAGAAGGTCTTGGTGATAAATTAGGCGATGTAGCAGACGAAGTTACTGCCAAAAAAGGAATGGTTGTTAATAAAAGAAAAAGTATGAAAAAATATAACAATGGTGGAATACCTCCTCAAAAGGAAAGTAAAAGAAACTGGCTTCAAAAATCCAAAGATAAATTAAAAACTAGATATAATAGATTTGTTCAAAAAAGAGAACAAAAACCTGTGTCAGAATATCAGTTTTATGAAGACAGCCCAACTAGTGGTGGTTCTCCATATAAGGCTATGACTGATTATGGAATGTTAGATAGAGGTTTAAATATTGAAAGACAAAAAAAATTAAGACTAGAGAAAGAGGGTAAATGGACTCCTGAGATGGAAAAAGAATTAAAAAGAAAGGAGAGAATAAGTCTTGCCATGAATAAGAAAAGTAATGAAAGTGTTAGGGATATATACATGGAAGAAACTAGGGATAAACAAAACAAAAGTCAAAAGGATTATGATAAAGCTATAGCAGACGAAAAGAAACAAGATGCTCAAGATAGAGCTGATAGAAAAAAAGATTCTGAAGAGGTAAAGCAAAAAACCACAAGACCTATGATGGGTAAAATGAAAAAAGGAGGAGTCACTAAATACATGCATGGTGGAGTAAGAGCAATTAGAAAAGAGGGTAAAGCAATGGGTGCTAGTAAAGATGATATGAGCTACGCTAAAAACCTATATAGAGGTGCTTCTAAGGGTCAGAAAAAAGATGCTATGAAAATGTATAGGCAATACAAGCAAACAGGAGAAGTTCCTGAAGGTGCTGAAGAGCTATATAAAGAAGCAGGTGGAAATAGATTTGCTAAGAAGGGTATGATGGTTAATAAATATAAAGATGGAGGAAGTGTTTATAGTAGTTACGATAGAGCTATGGCATTTGCTGATTCCTGGGCACAATCAGATGGAGGAGGTGGCACTAAAGCGTTTAAATATTATGATGAAAATGGTAATGTAAAGTCTTTTAATATAACTCACAAAAACCAAGTTGAGAAAGATATGCAAAAAGCAAAAGAAACAACGCAAGAGAGTGAAAGAATAAAAGAGGCAGAGAAAAACTCCCAATATGATGACAACTTACGAGACGCATTTAGTAACGATATGAGAAAGGGTGGTATAGCAAAAAGAAAAGGTCTTTGGCATAATATTCATGCTAAGAAAAAAAGAATTGCTGCAGGCTCTGGAGAAAAAATGAGAAAACCTGGTAGTAAAGGAGCACCAACTGCTAAAGCACTTAGAGAAAGTAAAGCAAAAAAAGGCATGATGGTTAAGGCAAATAAAGGAAAAATGAAAAATGGTAAAAATAAAATGGCAATTATAATAGCTATTGGAAGACCTAAGGCTAATAGAAAAAAAAGATAAAATATGAAAATGTTAGATAAATATGTAAAAGGTGGAAAAACACCAACAACAACAGACGCAACAACAACTCCAAAAAAAGAAAGTAGAACCAGAAAAAGGTTTAATAAAAAGTTTAAGAAAAAACGTGCTGCAGGAGAAGAGACTTTTAAGTTTAGACCAAAACAGTTTAACTTATTAGAAAAAAGGAATGTTTATTCTACTAAAATAAAAGAAGACCAAGAAAAAGAAGGTGAATTAGCTAATGATGCAACAGGGGGTTTAGATGATAAAGTATCAGATTCAACACCAAATAAACCAAAACAAAAAGCCAAAAAAGATAAAAAAATGTATGCTCTTGGTGGGGTAACTGACGATGATAAGTCTAAAAAGCCAGGTGCTAATTTTATGAGTTATGATGAAATGATAAACTCAAAAGCATATAAAGATGCTAAAAATAGCAAAGCTTATAAGTCGTTTACATATTGGGGTGAAGTGTCAGATTTTGAAGATAGCCCAAGTTATAAAAAAGTATTAACTGAGGAGGTTAATACTAATATGAAGCCTAAAAAAGAATCATCATATAAAGGTGGAGGAAAGGTAAAAAAATATCCAGGAGGAGGGACAAACTTTATAAAAAGAAAATATAATGAAGGTGGTGTAAATGGTGATGAAATAAATCCAATAGAAATGGATGAAGAAGATGGTGAAGGTAATTACAATAAAGGTTCTGACACACCACAAGTAGTAAGAGACAAAGATATTAATAGAAATAAAAACAACAATAAAGACAAAAACCCAACAGAAGAATCAAATAAAACTATTAAAGTTAAAAAAACTAAAGACGAAAGATTTGACGAAAGAGAAGCTAGAAGGCAGAAAAGAATGGAAGATAGACTAGAGAGAAAAAGAAAAAGAGAAGCACGTAAAAAATACAGAAAAGAGTCTAGACAGTATAGAAGAACAATGCGAAGAAAAGCTAGACAACAAAGCAGAGAAGATAGAGGTTTTAGATACACTGGTGGAAGAATGATTTCTCCTAGAAGATGGTATAGAAATCTAAAAGATAAACTTGGAATATCTTCTCCAAGAGGTAATATGAATTTAAAAAATTACGATAAGTTTAAAAAATCCAGAACGAATGAGCCTGTTAGAGAATATAATATGGGTGGAATGGCTATGCATGGAGACAGTATGAATATGGAATCTTCAGATAGAGCTTACGTAAATAGACAAGAAAGAAAAGCTGCTAGAAAAGAAAGAAAATCAGATAGAGCTTTTGACCAAGGTAAGGAAGGTAAAGGAATAAGAAAAGAGCAAAAAGCAGATAAGGCTGCAAGCAATTCAGGAATGTATAAAAAAGGAGGAGTTATGAAAAATTATAAAAAAGGAGGCGTTATGAAAAAGTATCCAGGAGGAGGAACTAATTTTATGAAAAGACCATATAAAGATGGTGGAAAAGTAAGTAAGTACCCAGGTGGAGGAACAAACTTTATGAAAAGACCATATAAAGATGGAGGAACTCCAATGGCTAGAGAAATGAGTGATGGTATGAAAGAATACCTAAAAAAAATGGAAGAAAGAGATGCAAAGTTTAAAAAAATAAAGCAACCTTTAAAAGGAGGAACTAAGAAGTTGACTAAAACCCAAATAGCTAGAATATTAGCAAAAAAAGGAGGTAAAGCACTTCTTAAAAGATTAGGTTATGTGGGTGCTGCATTATCAGTTCATGATATGGCTAAGAAGGTAGCTCCTGCAACAAAACCTGCTTTAAAGAAAAGAGCTAAGAGTGGCAATTATAATATGGGTAGAAAAATCTAAAACAATGGCAAAAGAAATATCAGAAGAATCTAAATTTGAGGTAAGTTTAAAATCACTTGGTGGTTTAGCAGTTTTAATTTTTGCTTTTGTAGGTATGTGGTTTACACTGCAAGCTGATATAGCTGAAGCAAAAGAACTTCCAATAGCACCCCCACCAGAAGTTACTAAAATGGAATTTAAAATGAAAGACGAAATGATACGTCAAACTATATTAACAACGCAAGAAGATGTTAATGAAATAAAAGAGGACATGAAATACCTCAGAGATAAAATAGATAAAATGAATTAAATGAAATATTTAGATTTAAAATTATTGTTAATATTCTTAATTGTTTTATTTTCAGTTGCAAAAATAAATGGTCAAGAGTTTTTAACGCCATCTAACTTTAATGAAAAAACAACAAAAGATATTGTTGCTGTAGAATTTTGGGTTGAATGGAATAGTGGTAATGAATTTGCAGATTTAAGTAAATTAGGAGATTGTGAAAAATATAGGGTAAATATTGGAGAATACCCTAACTTGCAAGAAAAATATAAAGTAACTTCTATTCCCACTGTAATTATATTTGAAAGTGGTGAGGAAAAGGAAAGATTTAAAGCGAACATAATGTTTGAGTTGGAAGCAACTAAAAAAGATGTTCAAAAAAGTATAGATAAAATAATGTTAGCAAAATTTAATTAATTATGAATTGGATAAACTCATGGAGAGCTGGAAATAAAAAAGAAAAATATGGTGTGTCTGTAAGGCTTGGCACTATAACTGTATTTGAATTAAAATACTGCCCTTGCAGTATATGTGAAAAAACAAACTGTGCAAGGTTTAGATTTATGGTATTAAACTTTGGATTTGAAATTTAAAATATGGCAACATTAAGTGGACAAACTGTAGCAAATAGATTTAGTAGTTTATTAAAAACTGCTAGTGACTCTACGTTAACATCATCATTAACTGCTGTTGAAGATGGTGCTGGAAATGATAGTGATTTATTTATAGCTACTGGTAAGGTAAAGGCTGCAACAACTCTTGGTATAGGGGTTGACCCATCTGTAGCTAAATTACATATAAACGCTGGTTCAGCTCAAGCTGTAACAATAGACAATGGTAATGCATCATTTATAATAGGAAAAGGAACTCAATATTCTTTTTGTATAGGTGACTGTAATCCAGTTGCTACTGTGGGTGGTGGTACATCAAGCACAGCAGCTCAAGCTAACAGTAATTATATAATGAGTAACACTGGTGCACATTCTAGTGCTGGTGAAGTGGTTATAATGAATGGTTCAGCTACTGGGGCTATAGGTATAGGTAAGTCAAACCCAAGTTCTGGTTATATAGATATAGGTGGTGGTTCTGCCACAAATCATCAAATTAGAGTTAATGCTCCACCAGAAGTTAGAACTTTTGAAGTGTTTAGCAATTCTGAAACACTACTTTCTGTAGATGGCTCTGGTAAAAAAATAGGTATTGGAGAGAATGTTATTGCTCCAACTTCTACATTAGAGGTAGCAGAAACAGGTGCAGCAATAGGACAAAAAGATATTGTTAGCATAACAAATAAGGGTAATGCTGCTTCTATGATAAATACAAAAACAGGACTTGTGTTTAACCAATTTTACTATGATGCTTCTACACCAGCAGTAGCAAAAGCAGCAAGTTTAGTTGTAGGTACAGAAACCAACTGGACCTCCTCAAATTCTACGCAAGATTCTTTTATGATTTTTAGCACTAAAGATGGAAGTGTTAGTGCTAATCCTGCAGAAAGAGTGAGAATAACAAGTGCTGGTAATGTTGGTATAGGAACAGACTCTCCAACGTCCAAACTTCATGTGCTAGGTGATGTTCTTGTTACAGGTACACTAACTGCTACTCAAATAACTGGAGATGGTGGTAGGTATGAGTTAGAGGAATATTTTAAACAATTACCAAAAGCAAATGGTAGTATTGCAATAAGTACAAATATAGACTTTGAGATAGATGGTCAAGGAACTCCTGTATCTGGGTTTGATGCAAATAGAGCTGGAATACTTTTAACAACATCAGGTACTAATGGAGACGAAACTGTTATTATGCCACATGAAGATACTGCTCAATCAGCTTGGAAAAATGTTACATTTGGTGCAGCAGATGAAACTTCATGGGAATGTGCTATAACAACACACGCTACTGAAGCTAATGCCAAAGACACTGTAAGATATATTGTAGGTTTAGGTGGAGCAGCTCTTTTACAAGACTCTCATACTCATACACAATATGCAGACCAAGTAATGTTTTATTATGATTCAGATATTACAGGTGCACATAGTTTCAATAGATATCAAGGAACAGGGACAACATGGCACTGTGTTTATAGCAATAATGGAACTGATTATGTTACTAATTTAGGTTTACCTGTAGCTGAAGGAACAACATATAGATTTAAAATAGATATAGATGATTCAAGACAACCTTCTGTTTTTATAAATGAACAACAATATGGTTTAACAGTTATATCAGGTGTAGGTGACAGTGGTATTAACACTAATGGGGCAGTAAGTTTAACAGGTGGTGGTTCTCATGTTATAACCACAACCTCAGATGCTACAACTCAATTTGTTGTTGGTGATGTTATAACAAATTCAACAGGTGTTGCTTGGGGAACAGTAACTGCTGTAACTTCTGCAACAAGCATAACTATCACTGCTGCATCAACAAAATCTTTTCCTGACGCTTCAGACATATATATATATGGAAGACAAGCTGCAAGTACATCAACTAAAGGTGCAGCTCTTTTAGACACTGCTCATCTTGTTCCACAAATAAATCTAGTAACAAGACATACAGGAACTAGAGAAGTTACAGTTCATTATCAAAAAATAAGTAGAAACTTAATATAAATATAAAATGGCAACACTAACAGTCACACATAAAGAGAATTTAGAACTAGAAGGTAATCAATATGGTTCATCTAATACTTTTATAATACAAAATATAAACGAAGCGTTTAAAAGAAAGGTTTCATGCGTTAATGGTCATGCAACAACAATAGCAGTTTTTGCTGCTACAGGACATGCTTCTGATGGTGCTATTAAGAAAGCAGACGCTAAATATGTTAGAATAACTAATCTTGACGACACAGAAACAGTTGAGGTTGCTTTTATTGCTGCTGCTACACTTTATCAAATTACTTTAACTGCAAAACAAAGTCACGTTTTGGGTGCAGTTGATGACTTAATATTATCTGAAGCAGACACTAGTCCATCGTTTGGGACAATGACTGACTTAGAAAAAATAAGTGTTCAACCAACTGGAAGTGCAGCTGTTGATATAGAGCTTTTTGTAGCCAGTTCATAAATTTGTTTATAACTTTTAAATTAGGCTACTTTTTGGTAGCCTTTTTTTTTGTATATTTATAGAAATTTAATTTAATATATATGAAGACAGAAGACTTAATAATAAAGGTCACAGATGAAATGAAAGACCTTTTAATATCTAAAAATAAGGCATATGGAGACAGTGCCACCAATCCATCAAACGTATTCTCATCAGGTTCACCAATAGATTCTTTATGTGCACGTATAGACGATAAGCTTATGCGTATACAAAACAAGGGTATTAATGATAATACAGAAGATACAGTTTCAGATTTAATAGGATACCTTATTTTATTAAAAGTAGCTATATATAAAGAAAAACATGGAGAGTATGAGGAAATGGCTCAATCTATTAAACTAGGTGGTTTTGCTAATATCAATGGAACACCATTTGATAATGTAGAAGATTTAAAAGTACATTATGATATTTATGATGACGATGAAGAAAATAATGAACAAGAAAATTAAAAAAATATTAAAAGATTTAGAATCTTTAAAGAAAGAAAATAATGTAAAATTTGCATTTTCTTATATAGAAATGGGTAAAACTTTAAATGATTTAGATGCAAATGTTATCCACAATATGGATGAAGACTTAGCGTCTAAAGCTCTTATGGATGTAATTGAAGAAAAGATATTTGAAAACCCATATGACGAACAATCTGTAACTGAAATGCTAGAAGAAAAAGAAACTATGGCAAAATTACATATGTTTAATTTATTTAATAATAATAAAAAATACGAAGCCTAATGGAATTAATAAATGGACTAATAAGAAAAATAGTTGTTGGAGACATTAAAGATGGTATTACTTATGTTGTTGGACAACCTATAATGAGGGGTCAAGCAAAGATAACAGCTATAGTTCAAGATGACTTATACTTTATAAAATATAAAATGTTAAAATTTAATGTTTTTATTAAAATGGAAGATAAAGATGAATCAGAAATGTGGAAGTCATTTTTTGACTTAACAGGAATAGAATATAATTTAAACTATACAGAAGAATATAAAGTTAATTAACATGAAGATACCAAAAAATTATTTCTTGGTAGAGGTAGAAAAACCTTACGAAGACACTGTAGAATTAAATGGTTTAGAAATTTCATTAGACGTAAAATGGGACCCATATACGTTTGCTAGACAATATGGTATTGTTTACGAAAATCCAGATTGGTTACCAGAAGGTTTAGATTTTGATGTTAAGAAAGGTGATAAAGTTTATTTTCACCATCATATAACAGGCTCTGTTGGTGCAGTTACTGTAGACCAACAGTTTGCTAATGAATCATCTCAAGACCTTAAAAGTGAAAATCTAGTAACATGGATAGATAAAGAAAATATATATAAGGTTCATTGGCAACAGATGTATGCTAGAGTTAGAAAAGGAAAATTAAAAATGTTACATCATTGGAATTTTATTGAACAAAAAACAGAAGACGAAGATAGCATAAAAACTAAATCAGGTATATTTATAAAACCTGAAGTAGAAGATATAACCCTTCATGGAAGCGTGTTACATATGAACAGTTGGTTAAAAGAACAAGGGGTTAATGTTGGAGATGAGGTTATTTTTTCAGAAAACTCTGAATATGAGATGACTATAGAAGGTAAAAAAATGTTAAGAATGAGAAACGAAGACATATTAGCGTTATATAACAATGAAGGAAAGTAATAAATCATACGTACAAAGAACCCTACAAGACCTTATAGACTCATCAAAAGAAGCTGTGGCTATACTTATAGAAGATATAAGAACTCCATTAGACCCTGATTTATCTGATGAGAAAAGAAGAAATGCTATTAAGGCAAAAAAAGAATGTTTTTTAGACGCACAAGAAATACTTATAGGTATATCTAAGTTAGAAGAACAAATTGCTCAAGGAGAGTTTAAACAAGAAAAAGACTTTGAAAAAGGTTTAGCTGAGAAATTTGCAAAAAGATAATATATGTCTAAACCAATAATACTAAACTCTAAAAGTTTAGGAGACATAATAGAAATACAAGGATTAAAAATCCAACTACCTAAAAAGCCAACAAAGAAAAATATATTATTCTCATATAAAAAAAAGGCAGAACAAAGGTGGATAAGAGAAGATATGCCTGCAGGTTTAAATAGAGACAATGCAGTAGATTACTATGACTATATTGAGCAAGAGTTTATAAGAAGAAAAGAAGGTCTTTGGTTTATGAATAATGGAGAACCTACTTATATAACAGGTAGTCATTATATGTTTATTCAATGGTCTAATATTGATGTTGGATATCCTGACTATAGAGATGCAAATAGAAAGTTTTTCTTATTTTGGGAGGCTTGTAAATTAGACCCAAATTCTATGGGTATGTGTTTCTTAAAGAACAGGCGTTCTGGATTCTCTTATATGGCTAGTGCTGAGATGGTTAATCAAGCTACACAAACATATGAATCTAATTTTGGTTTACTTTCTAAAACAGGTTCTGATGCTAAAACAATGTTTACAGATAAGGTGGTTAGAATATACAGAAGGTATCCTTTCTTTTTTCAACCAATACAAGATGGTTCAAGTAATCCAAGAGTTGAGTTAGCGTTTAGAGAGCCAGCTAAAAAGATAACTAAAAAGAATAAACATATACAACAATCAGAAGCTCTTAATACAATTATAGATTGGAGAAACACTGCAGATAATAGTTATGATGGTATGAAACTAAAACTACTTGTTCATGATGAGGCAGGTAAATGGACAGGCTCAACATCTATAGCTAAGAACTGGTCAGTAACACAAACCTGTCTTCTTCTTGGTAGAAAAATTGTAGGTAAATGTATGATGGGTTCTACTGCTAATAAACTAGAAGATGGTGGGTTAGAATATAAGAATTTGTATTATGATTCAGATGTTACAGATAAAGATTTGAATAGAAGAACTAAATCTGGACTATATTCTTTATTTATACCTGCACAAGAAAATTTAGAAGGTTTTATTGATGAATATGGGTTCTCTGTAACAGACACGCCACAAAAACCAATAATGGGTATGGATGGTGTAAATGTAGATGTAGGTTCAAAAAACTACATTCAAAACAGAAGAGAAGGTTTAAAAAATAACACAAATGAGTTGTCAGAATTTAAAAGACAGTTTCCTTTTACCTCAGAAGAAGCTTTTAGAAATGATTCATTGTCTAGTGTTTTTGATGTTGAGAAGATATATCAACAAATGGATTATAATGAGATTACTGACAACTTAACAACTAAAGGTGATTTTATATGGAAAAATGGTATTCAAGACAGTGAAGTTATATGGATACCAAACAATAAAGGTAAATGGGAAATATGTTGGGTTCCTGATGAGAATAAAAGAAATCTTATAGAAACAAAATATGGAAAGAAAAAACCAGGAAACTCAATAAACCTTGTTTCAGGATGTGACCCCTATGACCATGACACAACAACAGATGGTAGAAGGTCTAATGCTGCTTGCCATGTGTATCATAAATTTACAATGGATGAAAACTCTCCCTGTGAACAATTTGTTTGTGAATATATATTTAGACCACCAAAAGCAGAAATATTTTATGAAGACATGATTAAGCAGTGTGTCTTTTATGGATGTCAAATACTTGTTGAGAATAACAAAATAGGTATAATAAAATACTTTGAAAGAAGGGGTTATTATGAATATTTAATGGATAGACCAGAATCTACTCATACAGAGTTTAGCAAAAAACAACAAACTAAAGGTATACCTGGTTCAGGAGTTGCAGTTATAAATGCTCAAGCAGAAGCTGTAGCAACATATATATATGATAATGTTGGCTTAAAACCAGACACAGGAGAGATAGGAAAATGTTATTTCAACAATCTTTTAGATGATTGGAGTAGGTTTGATATAAACAATAGAACTAAGTTTGATGCTACCATTAGTTCTAGTTTAGCTTTACTTGCTTCACAAAAATTTGTCAGAATTAAGGAAGAATCGCCAAAATTTGTTAAATTTGTAAAAACTTATACTAATAGAGGAAATATATCTAAAAAAATACGCTAAATGGAATTTAAAAAAAATGGTTTTGATAAAGTTAAAAAAGTAGGTGGATACCCAAGTCCATTTGCAACACCAGAACAAAAAGAAAAACTAGAATATGGTTTAGCATATTTTAAAAAAATGTATTATGACTGGAAAGATAATGCTGATATGAAAGTTGATAGCAGAAGGTCTAGATATGTTAAGTCTAGAAGTTATGCTCAAGGTTCTCAAAATGTATCTAAGTACAAAGATTTATTAGATGCTCAAGGAGATACATCTTACTTAAACCTTGATTGGACTCCTGTAAATATAATACCTAAATTTATAGACCTTATAGTTAATGACTTGGCAAATCAAGAGTTTGAGATTGTAGCAAATGCAATAGACCCAATATCAGAAACATTAAGAGAGAGGGATAAGAAATCTTTATTTGCTAAAATGCTTGTTCATCCTGCTATGAAAGAGTTTAGTAAAGCTACTGGATATGATGTTCAAAAGAAAGGGTATATACCAGAAACTCAAGAAGAGTTAGATATACATATGGCTCTTAATTACAAACAGTCAACAGAAATAGCTGTAGAAAATGGTATTAAATTTGTTTTAGATATTAATAATTATGATGCTATTAAAAAATCAGTTATTAGGGATTTAGTTACTTGTGGTGTTGGAGCTACAAAAACATCTATAGACCCAAATACTGGTGTAAAAATAAAATATGTAGACCCTGCTAATCTAGTTACATCTTACACTAACAATGAAGATTACAGCGATATACAACATGCAGGAGAAGTTTACACAATAACTATAGGTGAATTAAAAAGAATAGCTGGAGACCAGTTGTCTGAAAGTGATTATGAAAAAATATCTCAAGAGTTTGCAGGAAAAAATCATAACGACCAAATAAGTCCAAATTACGAATCTTACATGAATGAGTATCAGGATGAATTTGAATATGACAAATACAGGGTAACTATAATGGATGCAGAATTTTTATCTGTAAACGAACTAAAGTATGAAAAAAAGAAAAATGCTTATGGTGGGTATACTGTTACTAAAAAGAAGGGCTCCTATAAAACTCCAAAAAAATCTAAATTTGAAAGAGAGTTAATTAAAAACTCTGTTAAAGTTGTTTATTCTGGTAAATGGATTGTTGGAACAGATTATTGTATAAATTATGGTTTAGCTAAAAACATGATGAGAAACAAGTCTAACCTTACAGAGACTAAATTATCATATGTTGTATATGCACCTGGTACTCATAAGATGGTTAATAAATCTATGGTTGAAAGAATGATTCCATTTGCTGACCAAATTCAATTAGCACATTTAAAGCTTCAGCAGGTTATAGCAAAAGCTAGACCAAAAGGTGCAGCATTTGAATTAGGGGCATTAGAGAATGTTTCTAAGGGAGATGGTGGTTCTTTTACACCATTAGAATTACAAGAAATATATGACCAAACTGGTAATATATATTATAGAACTATTACAGATGATGGTGCACCAACAGGTGCTGTTCCTGTACAGGAGTTAGATAATGGTATAGGAAGTGACATGGAAAAACTTATATCTATATATGCTCATAATCTACAAATGATTAGAGATGTTACAGGTGTTAATGAAGCTAGAGAGGGTGCTAAACCTCCAAGTGAAGCCTTAGTGGGGGTTCAAAAACTACAAATAATGGCTTCCAACAACGCTACTAAAAATATAAATGATGGTTATTTAAGTATAACCAAAAGAGTTTCAGAATGTATTATTATGAGACTACAAGATGTTTTAGAAAGTAAATCTAAGAAAAAGTCATATACAAACGCTCTGGGTAAATCAGCTGTTACAATGTTTGGTGTAAATAAAGATATATCAATACATGAGTTTGGTGTAACCTTAGATGTAGCTCCAAATGAAGAAGAGAAAAGCCAATTAGAAGCTAACCTACAAATGTCTTTAGCACAAAAAGAAATAAGACTAGAGGATGTTATAACTATTAGAAGAATAAAAAATGTTAAACTAGCCAATCAGGTATTAATGTTTAGAAGAAAGAAATATCAAGAGGAGGAAGACAAGAAGGCTAAAGAGGCACAAAAAATGAACTCAGAAATACAAAGACAGTCTAATGAGCAACAGTCTCAATTAAAAATGCAAGAAACTCAAATGATGGCTCAGATAGAGCAAGCTAAAATACAAATGCAAGCTTCTTCTGAATTAAAAAGACTAGAATCAGAGTTTAAGTTAAAGAATCAATTAGAAGACATGAATCATCAAAGAAGAATGAAGGAGATTGCTTTAAATAATTCTGGTAAAAAAGAAGTAGCCAATGTATCAGGTAAAATAAAATTAGATTCTCAAGATAAAGCTGCTTATAATCAATCAAGAATAGTGGAACAAAAAAGAGATAGAGCTCTGCCTTTGACAGAGTTGGAACCTGAACCAACTGCTCCACCACAAATACAAGAAGATAATCCAATGCCAAATATTTTTAAATAACTATTGTTTGTTAATAAAATTTAATATATTTGCAGAAAGTAATAATAATTTAATTTAATAGATATGAGTGAAGAACAATTAGATGTAGCTAGTGAATTCGCAGAATTAACTGGCACAGAAATAGAGGTTGCTAACCAATCCACACCTAATGAAAATAGTGAGGATACACAGCTTGAGAATAATGTAATAGACTTAACTCAAACTGAAGAACAACCTGAACAAGAAACTCCTATGGAAATGACTCAAAATGAGGAAAGTCCACAGGAGCTTATTGAAAGCTCTTTGAAATCAGATTCTCGTGAAGAAGAAAACGAGCAAGAAAATGAGGAACCTCAAGAGGAAGCTAATGAATATAGCTCTTATGACGCTACTTTGGATATGCTAAACGAAACGTATGGCACAGAGTATGATGATTTAGACAATTTATTAGACGACTTAGAGGGAGAAAAAAAACAAGAAAATGATTTTGCTAGCGAACAGATAGCAGAATTAAATAGATTTGTTTCTGAAACAGGTAGAAGTCCAGAGGACTACTTTAAAACTCAAACACAGAATTATGACGAAATGGCTGATTCTGATATTATAAAAGAATACCTATCTTTAGAAAATCCTAACTTGTCTCAGAAAGAAATAGACTTATTTTTTGAAAGCACGTACAAACAGAACGAGGAGAAATACAACGCTGAAGATACTACACTAGGTAAGATTCACCTGAAAAGAGATGTTGCAAAAGCCAAAGACGAATTAAAAGACCTTCAAGAGGAATACTGGTCACCTGAGCAATTAAGTGATAATTATTCTGATGAAGAGATTGATAAAATGGAAATGGAGCAACAGGAAAGGATGGAGGATTTTTACGATAACATGGATGAAGAACTAGATAGTATTGAGTCTTTAACCTTTAGAATTAATGAAAATGAAAGTTTTGATTATCAACTAACAAATGAAGACAAACAGGTTGTAGGTCAAGCTTTAGCTAATTTAGATGATTTCTTTGACCCTTATATGGATGAAAATGGAAACATGGACAGAGAAGCATTAGCATTAGACATGATGGCTATGAAGTTGCAAGACAAAATAGTTAGAAGTGTTGCTAATCAATATAGGTCAAAAGGTTCTGAACAAGTCTTAAAAGACATAAAGAATCCATCATTTGAACCTGCTAAGGTTTCTAGTAAACAAGGAGGTAGTAATATAGAGAAGCAAATAAGTGACCAAATTTTTGGTGACTCTTCTTTATGGGACTAAAAACGTGTATTAAAAAAATTATTAAATAACAACTAAAATTATAAAATTATGGCAAGTGTAAGTTTAGGTACTGGGATGGTTTTAAACCCAACAAGTGTTGCGTTAGCTACCCAGGACAATTACGTAAGTGCTCTAACTACTGCTGCTTTAGCTATGCATAAGCGAGACGTAGATGAGAACTTTGTTAAAAGATATGGTAGTCAAGGTATTACTGGTCTTTTAGAATTGGTGGGTGCCAAGAAAGAAACAACCCAAACAAAATTTGAGCATTATGAAGAAGCATTCATTCATAACTCAGTATTATTAACATCTCCAGGTTCGTATGGTGGTACTTCAGATGTATTTGTTTATGCATCAGAAGATAACACTGACCCACAGGGTTTAACAGGAACACCTGGTACGCCTGATGCGTCTATTGATGGAACAAACACAGATACTCCAGTAAGAGCAAATGACGTATTATTAGCTCCAAATGGTGAATTAATGTTTGTACAATCAGTAGCTGCGAATGGTAACCCTACATTATCTGCTTTAGATGGAACTCCAAATATGGCAGTTTCAACTCAAGGAAGATATAGTATTGTTGGTAACATGCATGGAGAAAACTCAGTTCAACCATCATCATTAATGCCTAGAGTCCACACTTATACAAATGAGTGTATGATTATCAAGGAATCTTTTGAGGTGTCTGGTACAGAAGCAACTAACGTAATCTACTTTAAAGTGGATAACGAAAAGATGGGTTCTGGTTACTTATGGTACTTAAAAGGTGAAGCTGATACTTATAAAAGATTCTTAGATTATTGTGAGTTACAATTAATCATTGGGCAAACAAATTCTAATGCTGGTATTTCTACCACTGCTGGTGGGACTATGAGAGGAACTGAAGGTCTGCTTTCTTTTATTGAAAGTAAAGGTCAGTCTATGGATTTAGGTTCTGCTTCAATTACTATGGCAGATTTTGATGCTATGGTTAAGTCTTTGGACAAGTATAGAGGTGCTAAAGAAATGGCTCTTTATGCTGGTATTGACTTATCTATGGATATTGATGACTTATTAGCTGCACAAGGAGCATATGCTGCAGGTGGTGCTAATTATGGTACGTTCCAAAACAAGAAAGATATGGCTCTAAATTTAGGGTTTAACTCTTTCACTAGAGGTGGATATACATTCCATAAGAAAACTTATGACGTGTTTAATCACCCTAAATTGCTAGGAGCTGCTGGTCAAAACTATTCAGGTTATGGTATGTGTATTCCTATGGATACTCAAAGAGACGCTAAGAGTGGCTCTAAAATACCATCACTTAGAATCAGATATAAAGCTGCAAATGGTTACTCAAGAGAGATGGAACACTGGTTAACAGGTTCTGCTGTATTGAAGAACAAAACTAACGAACAAGACCACTTAAAGTCTCATTATAGAACTGAGAGAGGATTTGAAGGTTTTGCACCAAACAGATTTATGTTAATCAAGAAATCTTAATTATTAACCTTATAAACTTTATACAATGAATAGATATTTATATTTCGCAACTGCTGCTGTTGATGACAACGCTGCTGGTGAAGAGGTAGCTATGTTTCCTGTTAGTAAGCTAATACACTTTGAGATGGCAACATCTACACAGATGAGAGTTTACTTTGACTCTATGCAAGAAGTGGAGGCAGACGCAGTAAACAAAACAGTTATCGTTTTAACAGTTGCTACTGGCAAACACAAAGAAGCCTGTCAAGATATAGCTAAAGCTTTAACAGAGCCTTCAATCGCTGGAAACAATTCATTTGTGAATATTGCAGATTCTGAAAATTCAGCATTTTGCAGTACACATATTACAGCTTGTGCTAGTATTGATGTAATTGACGCATCGTAATAATTGCGAACTGTCTTGAAATGATATACAGGCAGTCTAAAGAACATATCTAAGGAGAGGGGAGTTTCTCCCCTTTCCAAAGATGTTAATTTTAATTTTAATTTAATATTTAATAAAATGAATAAGAAAAAAACATTCCCAAAGAAAAAGACCACAGAAGATGTAGCAGTAGCTACTGAAACTATTGTGGCGAGCCCAGCAGAGGTGGAATTTAAAGTACCACCAATGCCAAAGAAAACTATCAAAAACCCTTTTGTTAATCCAAGTTTTGGTAAAAAATCTGAAAAGCCAGTTATATTTCAACTTATTGGTGGAAAGAGAATACCAGGTACAAATAAAAAACAACATCCTATTGTTTCTATGATGAAAGCTGAAGATATTATATTTGACCCAATAAAAGGTGTAAATAGAAAAATTAGGTATATACCTGGAGAGTCTTCTATATATGAAGATGAACAAAAAGAAAATGCAAAAGTTAAATCACCTATTATTTTTACTGAAGGAGTTTTAGTTGTAAACAATCAAAACCCTACACTTGTAAATTATTTAGATAACTGTAATTCAAATAAAAACAATCCTAATAGAATGAAAGATAGGAGAGCTACATTTGAAAGAGTTGATAAATCTAGGGACGCTAAAGCAATTATAAATAAAGAGTTGAAAGAAATAGATGCTATGTCTTTAGCTCTTAAAATGCCTATTAGTAAACTAATTGGATACGCTAAAGTTTTAGGTGTTAATGTTGAGAAGAGTACAGAGGAAATTAGATATGATATGAGAATATTAGCCAAAAAATCTCCAATGTCTTTTATAGCTGGACTAGATAATCCAATGACATCTATTAAAGAAGTTATTTTAAATGCTCAAGATTATGCTATTATTTTAATGGAACCAAATAGAGTGTCTTGGAAAAAGGGTGACCAAACCTCTTTAATATGCCACGTTCCTATTGGTAAAAAACCTTTAGACCACTTTGCAGGATTCTGTATTGACAAAGAAGGTCAACTTGTTTTAGCTGAAATGAAGAAGCAAATAGACAAATTTAATAGTTAATAAAACATTCATATCTGTTTTTTAGAGGGGGTTGCTTTTGTAGCCCCCTTTTTTTTGTTATATTTGTACTTATGACAATAGATGAATTATATAAGTTTGTAAAATTATTAGCTAACAAAGAGAATAGAGGGTGGATAAAACCTTCTGAATTTAATCTTTTAGCTAAAAGGGCACAGCTTGACCTTATTAAAGATAGATATGGTTCTGCTTCAGGAGATGGTATTGTAAATGGTTATAAACAAAATTCTCAATTATGGGATGAGTTAAGACCTTCTATTTCATATAACACTATAATTACTAATGATGGTACTGGAGATTTTAGATTTTTAGCTGATGGTGCAACTGATATATTTGCAACTGGTGATTATTTATATTTTGTAGCTGCTAAGTTTGAAGGAGTTATGGTTGATATGATGAATATTGAAGAATTAGAAATAAGAAGGCAAAGTGACTTAAACCCTCCATCAGAATTTTTCCCTTGTGGGGTTGTTTCTAATGCAGGTATTAGAATTTTTATTGGAGAAGATAGCGAAGATGAAGGTAGTTTTAGACTTACTTATATTAAAAATCCACCTGACCCAATATGGTCTTTTTCTACAGTAAACAATATTGAAATTTATAACCCAACAAACTCAGTTCAGTTGACATTGCCTGAAAGTACACATAAAGAAATTGCTCATAGAATACTTTCCTACTTAGGAGTAGCATTAAGAGAAGCAACAATAGTTGAATATGGAACAGCATCAGTGCTAGAACAAAATAAATAATGGCAACAAAAAAACAAATAGCAGAACAAGTATTAAGAATAGTTAATGGTGGTGGCATAAGTGATGATGCAAAAGTAACTCTTCAAGAAGTTGGAGTTTTAATGGAGCATGAAAGAGATGCTTTAGCTAGGAAAACTGTAATGGAAAATGCAACAATAGGTGAGAATGAAATACCTAATGAATTTCTTAGCGTAAGAACTTTAACAGTTCAAAATGACACTACAGGCACTTATGGTAGAGGTAGACCTTATGTTGTGCTAGACCAAATGCCAATAAACCTCCCAAACGATGGTGGTATATATAGAGTTTGTAAAATGGATGATGGTTACGCAAGAGGCTTAACAGATTCATATTTAATAGCTCCACCAGATGTTCCTGCTTCAAGTTCTACTCCATTTAGTGCTTATTTTATGTTTAGTTTAAAAACTGGAACACATAATATAGGTAGAAAATTTTTAATCTCTTTTAGTCATGGTCAAAGTGATACAACTTTAAGAAAATATCAATTTACTTTTGATTATGTAGATTATGACTCTCAACAAACACAAAATATAGTTTCAGAGTATAATTTAAAACCAATGTGGATTGTTTATAGTTTGCTTAAAAATTCAGACTTTGTAGATTTTTTAGAGTCTAATAAATTAATTATTCACCCACAAGATAATTCATCTCAAAATAGATTTATTTTTCAAAGCAATGATTTATCTCAAAGTTTTGGTCCAACAGGAGATAGTAACATGAGTATAAAGTCTGTGTTAACAAATGAGGAAATAGTTAATTTTACTGCTTCTGCTAACCCTGGAAATGCTACTTCTTGGGCTGAAATGACTACAGATGTTTCTCCAGAATTTAGTTTTGGAATGACAATTTATTATCCTAAAAACAACAACTTGCACAGTATGGAAGCAGACACATTGGGTGTTAAAGCAAAAAATTCATCTGTTTTAAACTGTTACATAGATATAAGTTTAAGTGAAATGCATGCGTTAGATGGGTATGGAGCTACAGAAAATTTTGATTCAAATGGTGATGGTGTTCTTGACTCTACATATAATGGAATTAGAAATGTTCATTTAGTAAAAATGTGGATTAATAAATTTGGAGGTATATTAAAACAATATGGTATTACAGCATTAACTACCCCAGCAGCACCAGGAATGATAGCTCTTTCAGAAACATTTGCTTTAGGTGGTATTCATCATGTTTTATATACATTAACCCTTCCAGGGGCTGATGGTGCTTCAAATACAGTTACTTTTACACAGAGTCCTGGAGAATCAAGGAGAGCTAATTATAGACAATTAGATTGTTATTTTAGAATGCCTAACCCAGGTGTATATTCTAATATGTATGATAGTGCTATAGCTTTAAGTGGTAGAAAATACTGGTATAGACAACAGGGTGGTAGCAATTCAGTCAATCACATACCCCCACAATCATCACCAAGATTATACTTTTATAATGAAGAAGCTGATTTTGGACTAGAAGTAGGAGATGCTAAAAGAGGAGCCCATAGTCAAGTTTCTGTTTGGATGATTGCAAAATCAGGAGAGTTAGGTTGGAGAGACCAGTTTCCTATTCCATCTGATGCAATATCAGAAATGATAACATCTCTAGTTGCTACGTTTACATCTATGAGGGCAGCTAAAGAAGATTTAACAAATGATAACGTAGATATAACATAATGTATATAAAATTAAAAGAAATAATAAACGACCTTTTAGTGGAGGAAGGTAAAACAAGTGAGAATGATTTTCTTAGATATTTTAAACTAGGAATGAATGGAATGAAAGAATTAAATTTTGACGTAGCTGGTGGTGTAAAAACAGTTGAGTTAATTATTGATTCTAATACATTAACTGTAAACCTACCTAATGATTATGTAAAATATACTAAGATAGGTGTGCGTGGTGCAGATGGAGATGTTCACCCACTTGGTTTAAGAAATGAAAAATCATTAATATCTACTGCAGCAAATGATGCAGTTGCTAATGATGATGAATTAAATCCTACATATTTTGAGTATTCTCAAGAGTATGGAGTTGGTGGAGGAAACAATGCTAATGGATATTACAGGGTTGATTTAGAAAACTCAACAATACAATTTACATCTTCTCTTTCAGGTAAAAAAATAATATTAGAATATATATCTAATTCTTTTATACATCCAACAGAGGGAGATGTGGTGGTTCATGAATTTATGGCTGACGCTATGAGAGCTTATATATATTGGAAATCTATACATAGAAAAAGAGGAGCAGACGCAGGAGAAAAAACCTCTGCTAAAGCTGACTGGTATAATCAAAAGAGACTTGCTAGAGCTAGAATGTTAAGCTTTACTAAACAAGAAGCTTTACAGACTATAAGAAAGTCGTTTAAGCAAGCTCCTAAAATATAAATAAATGCAAGACAAAAGGAACTTTCAAGGTGGACTTAATAGAGATGATGATTCCAGGGTAAACCCTAATGGAGATTATTTCTACGCTCAAAATGTGCGAATAATATCCTCAGAAAATAGAAGTTCTCAGTTACTAGAGAATGTTAGAGGGATGGTTAAAGAGGCATCTCCTCAACTTATGCCTAGAACAGAATTAGATTACAAAGTTATTGGTTCCTATGAAGATAGTCCTAAAAGTTGTATATATTATTTTTTATTTAACACAAGGGCTTATCATACTATACTTGAGTATAATATAAACACAGATGTTGTTTCAACAGTATTTAGAGATAGTGGTGATGTAACAAATAATGTTCTTAGATTTGATGAAAATACTTTAATAACAGGTATTAATAAAATAGGTGATTTATTATATTGGACTAGTGATAATTCTTATGTATCACCAATAAGAGAAGAAAAACATAATGAGCCTAAATATATAAATGTAGAAATGGCTAAAGCTGGGTGGGCTGTGTATTACGATAGTGGTGCATATTCTGTAAATCCAACAACTGCATTTAATTTAGAAACAATGTACCCATTTGAGTTTTATTCTGCTAGTGGTGATAATAATGGAGTTAATGCAAATGTACCTTATACAGATAAATTAAAATACATTGATGTATGTAAAGATAGACCACACCCCCCTATATACTTTCATCAAACACCAATAAGAAATATATCCTCATCAACTCAAAATACAAATACTTTAACAGACGCTCAAGAAGTTTCTTTACCCTCTGAATCTGTACCAGCTGGTGGAATAACATTTGCTAATGCAGGTATATTGTCTGTACAGGCTCACGCAAACTTTGATTTTGCTTATAAGAAAAATAATCTATTTGGTCATGTTTGGCAATTTGCTTATAGATATATTTATAAAAACAACGAGACAAGTGCATATTCAGAATGGAGCTATGTTCTTCCTGCACCTCAATATTATACAAATAAAGTAGATGAGGGGAAACAGAATCCATATAATCAAATTAGAGTTTGGTATCACAATGGACCCTCTGATGTTGATAAAATAGAAATTGTAGCAAGAAAATGTTCATATATAGAAACCTCTCCAGATGAAGGTAATAAAGGGGAATATTATTTAGTAGCAACAGTAGACAATAATTACTATGACGCTACCTATGACCCATCACTAGAGGCTGGATATATTGATAGCATTACTGTTGACTCAAATGGAAGTTCTGTTGCAGACGCACAATATGGATGGACTTCTGTTTCAAATGTTAACATACCATACATTAGGTCTATGGCAGCAAATGGCTCTTCAGTTGTTCGTTCTGAAATGCCATCTGGTTACATTGATTTTAGAAATGATGGTGTTTACTCTCAAGTAGACCCTATAGCTTTTGACAAATTGTTTGACCAAGTTCCTAAAAGAGCTAAGGCTCAAGAAATAGCAAATGAGAATAGAATTATATATGGAAACTATATAGATGGATTTGACCAAGTTAATCCACACTTTCACTTATCTCCTGTTTTTATAAAAGATGGTAGTGCTCTTGGTAATGTTGTAGACAATGTTCTTAGCTATGTGGAGATGGAAGAGGGTTCCTGGGAGGGTGATAGTGAAAATATAGAACTAGAAGGAGGTGGTATTCAAAACGAAGGTGACTTTAGCCCCTGGAGAGGAACAAGTTCAACATATTTATATGGTGTTGTGGGAGATACAGCTATGCATGAAAGAGATGCAGTTGCATACGCATACCCTTCAGGAAGTTCAACAGCTCTTGGAGCAACAACTGAATATGCAGATGAAGGTGATGGAATAAGTGCTGGCAAGGGTAGGAGAGTTTTTGGATTAGATGCTAATGGAGCTAGAAGTATTGTTAGAATAGAGTTTCCAACTATAGTTGAGTCAGGTCAAGCTTTTAGATTAAAGATGCAACATAGAGAAAGGTATCAAAGTTATTTAAGAAACACCAACATGACTGGTTTGAATAGAGGAATAAAAATTAGATATCCATTTCAAGATTATGATACAGGTCAAGACACTTCAAAAAACTTTAAATATTTTGGTTTTCAATTTGATTTAACAAGGCAAGTTTCTAGTGGTGGAGTTGGTGGTCTTATTGATGAGTTTATAACAGATATAAAAAAGATGGCTAACTTTAGTCAAGACCCTAGTGGTGCTGGATTAGATGATGACAGAGGAACCACACAAGAGTTTTATGAAAATGGAGAGCCTCATGAGTTTTTTAATCCATATCATAAAGATGGTCCTAATCCAGGTAAAGTATATACAACCTTTATGGTTAATTCAGGAACTGAGACGCATACCTATGACTGGACAGGTAATCAAAGACAAGGAGCTGCTATAATGAGGTTAGCAAAAATATATAAAGAAGACACTAGTTATGGTACAAATAATGCTCTATTTATGGAGTGGGTTCCTTATGGTCAAGAGGTTCAAGATGATGGTGATGGAAATAATAACCCATACCCAGATGATGAATGCCCAGACAAAAGGCAAAAAGATACTTACTATTACCCTTTTGGTTCTTCAATACAACCCCCATATCATAATCATCCTGGAGGAGCTACTACTAATTTACACTCATGGATAAATGTAGATGGTGCTGGAGATGAAGGAGACCATGCAGACGTTAGTGATGCAGGTGGTTTATCTAACTGTACAAATTTTTCTGCTGTTGATGCTCCTGGCGATAAATTTGGTGTTTCCACTTTAGGGGGTGGTTCTGGTAGAAAATATAGGAGTAACCAATCCACTGTTCAATATAATGGAAACAATTCTTGGGATGGTGCTAAAGGTGCTGTAAACTTAGATGTTGATAACTGGGAAGAACAAACAAACGTAAATATTAGCAATGCTAACACCCTACAATTAGCTGCTGATAAAGCATCTTTTAAAGTAGGTGCTTGGCATAGATTTGGTTTAGTTTATTATGATGAAAAGGGAAGAAGCTCTACTGTTATGTTAAACACTTTAGACTCTAGTGATTCAACATATGATAGAAACTCATCATGCTATGTAGATTTTCCAAATGAAAAAAAATATGCTATGGGTCCAGTTACTGGACAATTCCTTACAACCAACCCTAGTGCTATATCTACAGAGCTTTTAACTGACCCAGAGAAATTAAATCCAGGAAGTATATATTGGAAAATATTTCATAAGCCACCAATATGGGCTAAGTATTATCATTGGGCGTATGCGAGAAATACTTCTGTTGGTAAGTATATGCAATTTATTGTTGATAACGCATATATAAATATGGGGAAAAAAGCTGGGACAACCCAAGCTGAAGCTGAAGCAGACACTAAACTTTATATATCTTTAAATACCATGGATGGTAGAGATTGGAGTTATAGTGAGAAAGATAAATCTTTAATTGGAGACTGGAGCTTTGCTGAGGGAGATAGAGTTAGACTAATAACTAAAGGTGCTAATTTTGCTAATGCTTTATTTGAAAAATATTTTGATTTAAAAATTAGTGATGTTGGGCATTTTCCTGGAAGGTTTGAATTAGGGGGGACAAATATGGATGAAACAAAAAAGGTTTCAGATTCTCCTGTTGGTGGAAACGCAACTCAAGACGCTATTGAAGGTAAGTTTATTATTATAGCTGACCCAAATATAGCAGACTTTGATAAATCAACTGCAAATAGCGATGGGGTTTTACCTAACTGGCATAAAGTTATAGTTGAAATATATAGACCTAAGAAAAATTTAAATGAAGAATTAACTCTTTATCATGAATTTAGCGAAAGACACCTTATAGGAAACCCTGGTGCAGATAATAGATTTCATATGGGAGGTTTGGCTAATCAAGGTCAAGTATATGTTAATGAAAAAACATTAAGCACCCCTGCAGAAGGAATATTTAAAAGGGGAGACGTTTGGTGGAAAAGTAGGTTTTTTACATCACTAGACCAAGATGGTAATGTAGCAATCTTAGGAAGTCAACAATATGAAAGTTACTTTTTAAATGACTTTATGCAAACTAATCATTGTAACATTGGTAGACCACACGTTTATTCTACTTTTGCAAAAGAACAAAGAAGAGAAGCTACTTTAACTTACTCTGATGTATTCCAACCAGATACACAATATAATGGATTACACTCTTTTAATTTTAGCCAAAGACCATATATGGACTATGACCTATCTTTAGGTTCTATTCAAAAACTTGTTAACAGAGATACTAATTTAGTATTAATGCAAGAGAAGAAAATATCTGAAGTTTTAGTAAGTAAATCTATAATAACGTCACCATCAGGAGATGAGGGAATATCTTTATCTAATAATGTTTTACCTCAAACTGCTACTCCTTTTGGTGGAGACTTTGGCGTTTCTTTAAACCCAGAGTCAGTAGCTGTTCATGAAAAAACTATATACTTTACAGACATAAGAAAAGGAGCTGTTTTAAGATTAGGTGGCAATGGATTAACAGTTGTGTCTGATTATAAAATGAAAGATTTCTTTAGAGATAAAATGGACCAGTATCAATCTATACTACTTTCTGAGTATCAAGAAAAATTAGGTGGGGGTTTATTTATATTAGGTGGGTATGATAGGAGGCATGGTGATTACTTAGTAACTTTCCCAGGTATATATAGTACAGAAAAGAGCACAACCAAACCACAAAGAATGGCATTCTTTAATACTAATAATAATAATTTTAATGCAGAATCTGTAAACTTTGAAAATAGAAAAGCTACACGTTCTGTTAAAACAAAAATAAGAGACATTGATAAGTTTACTCCAGAAGAGGATGATAGACCTGAGCAACAAATCAATGGAAGAGAATATGTGTTAACATCATCACCACAAACATTAGCATTTAATGAAAGTTCTAATAGGTGGACTAGTTTTTATACATTCTACCCTGAATATTATGGAACTTTAAATAGAGTTTTTATAAGCTTTAAAAATGGAGACTTATATAAACATGATTCAGACCCTGATAATCATAATATGTTTTATGATAACCCATACCCTGAAGAATCTGTAATATCTACTCCATTTAACAATGATGTTTCTACAGTTAAAACATGGAATGTTTTATCAATAGAAGGTTCTTCTAAAAAAGAATCTATTCCTATAATATCTACTAATTCAAATGGTGAGCCTGCAACTGTTACAGCAACTTCTGGTAGTGCTACTTTAGTTGGGGTTAATACAGATTTCCAGAACAATGATTTTATGGTTGGAGACTCTGTATTTTATAATGATGAAGGAACACTCATAACTCTTGGGGTTATAACTGCAATAACAAATGGAACCAATATGAATACATCTATTGGTGAAGTTAATGCTTTTATTACAGCTAGTTCAACAGCTTCTGGAGCTGCACTTAATAATTTATTTGTAATATCTGCTGATAATACAGCTTACGAAACTAAACTAGAAACAAATATAAATACAACTAGTTTAACTCACAGGCTGTCTTATAGAAATGATGAGGCTGGAAATTTATTTCCAGGTAATTGGGTAGAAAGAGAGGAAATTTTATCTTCTAATATTCCATTTGGAGAAACAAATACATCAGGTGGAGAATATATTGGTTTAGGTCATGTTTCTTCAAACAATGGTAATGAAGAGATTTTTGGAAGCACCACATGGTCTGCTCTTGTTGGTGGAGTGGTTCAAGGAACAACAACTAACACAACATTTACGACTGCAGGAATTAGTGTTGGTGATTTAATTTATTATGATAATATTGGAACTGAAACACTAATTGGGGTAATAGATACTATTGATGAAGATAGAATGATTACATTAGCTTCTAATGCTACAGCTACTTTAGCAAATACTTTTATGTTTGTAAAAAGAAATTCTACTATAGAAGGAGATAGATTAAAGGGTCACTATATGGACACAACCTTAACAAAAAGAACTAAAGATAAGATGAACATGTTTGCTGTAAATGCAAATACAATTAACAGTGAACTTAGTAATAAATAAAATAATAATTACTATATTTGTAAAACCATGGCTAAAAAGAAGAAAAAATTAAAAGGATTACACGCTGCTAAATACTTTATTGGTGGTTTAATCTCTGGTATAAAAGGAGCTAAACAATCTAAAAAAGATATAGCTAAAGCAGAAGCTGATAGACAAGCTCAATTAGCTAAAGAAGAAGAGCTCAGAAACAGTAGACAAAAATTAACAATGTCTCCTGAGATTGAGAAAATGAAAGAGGGTCTTGGTGGTTCAGAAATAAACAGAAGACAAGAGGCTGCTGAAAGGTCTAGAGCAGGTGCTATGGCTGCTGCTACTAGAGGTGGTTCTAGAGTTGACCCATTTGCTGCTGCCAGAGCAGGTCAAGCACAAGAGTCAAAACTAGCGACTGAACAAGCTACTGCCCAAAGACAAGGCTTAAAAGCTGGTGTAGCTGAGAGAGGACAACTTAGAAACACTCAAGAGGCTAGAGAGCAAGCTGATTATGCTAGACAGGCTCAATTAGCTGATTACGCTAGAGAAGATGTTATGGCAGGTCAACAAAATTTAGCTTCTTATCAACAACAACAATATGGAGCTATAGATGCTGGTATTGGTACTATAGCTAGTGCGTTGTCAGATAGAAAAGAAAAAAAGAACATCAAGAAGGTTGGAAAAACCAAAGATGGTGTACAGGTTAGTGAGTTTGAGTATAAAGATGCTGAAGACGCTCCAAAGGGTCCTGGTAGGTATAAGGGGGTTATAGCACAGGACCTTGTAGGAACAAAGCATGGAGGTGCTGTTAGGAAAATAGGAAAGAACACTTTAGGTGTTAATTATGGCAAACTAGATGTTAAGCTAGGTAAAATTAGTGGTGGTAAACTTAAAGATAAAATGAAAAAGTTTACTAAAGGTGGTATGCCAAAAGACATGATGGAAGCTGGAGAGCCAGAGGTAACCCCAGGTAAATTTTCTCATGAATCAAACCCTATTGATTTAGTTCAGAAAAATGGAGAAAATGGAGCTCCAGAAAAAGTAGGAGAAATGACTGGTGGAGAGGCTATTGTGCCTCCTAAGAATGTTAAACAAATGAGAAGGATGATTAAAGATAATGATGGAAAGTCTTTAGTTAAACTAATGGATAGGCTATTAACTAAATGGGATAGAGAGGCAGAGGACACAGAGGAATCTAAAGCAGAGTTTGGTAAGACTATGGCTAAACATGGTGCTGTACATAAACCTAGAGTTCCTTCTGGAAAGCAAAAATTTAGATTAAGAAACCTTGGTAGAACATCAATAGGAAAACTTTAAAATATAAAATATGCCAATAGCTAATGTCTCAGAAATAGTAGGAAGAAGAGACCTTGTCCAAGAAGCTCAAGGTTGGGCTGATATATACTTAAAAAGAAAAGAGCTTCAAATGAAGCAGGATAAAGCTACAGAAGCTTCTAAACCTAAACCTTACAATTTTCAATTAGCTGAATTTGGAACAAACAATGAGAACATGTTAGCTGTTCAAGAAGATTTAAATGACCAAGTTTATAATTACGCTATGGCTAATTCAAGCGTATTAAGTATAGACTATCGTTCTGAAGATTGTGGACCTGACTGTAAACAAGCTCATAAAGTTCTTCTTAACATGCAGAGTGCTGCAGACATATTCAACACTTATGGTGACGATTTAAAAAGTAGGTATGATGCTCTTGCTGAGTTAATGGTTACAGATGAAGATAATTATGGCAACGCTGAAAACGAGCAGAAATTAAATGATATGATAAATGTCTGGAAACAAGGCATGAGTGGTGAAAGTTTTAATTTTACTTTTGACAACAATGGTAGATTGGTTGTTAATAGCAAAAAAAGAAAACAAGTTCATAAAGTAAAAACTGATAGCACAGGAAACCCTATTTTAGATAATGAAGGAAATCAAATGAAGGTGTATATGGGTGTGGATGGTGAGGAAACTACTGACCCTCAAAAAGCTGCTGTAGATAGAAATGGTGAACCAATACCTATTATGGCTCCTGTAGACACTGGTCAAGATACTGATTTTGACAATAACCAAATGGGATTTTCAAATTGGTTAACAGATTTAGGATTTAGTGATAAAGTTTCTAATGTTGGTCAAGGTAATTTTCAAAAAACTGTTGCTGAGTATGAGAATCTTATAAGAAGAGATACAACAGGTAAAGCTATAGACCAATTATCTTATAAAGCTTTAGAGGCTTATATTTTTGGTGGTGGTGGACATTGGGATGATAATTCTGGTACTGGAAATACTAATGGTCACTCCAAGTATCTTAAAACCCTAGTAAGACAAGAAAAGGGAGAAGACCATATTATAACAAAAGCTGATATTGTAGACATGGCTTATAGACTAGGAACAGGTCAAGGACCAACTTCATCAGGTAGTAAAAGCGATACTCCTAGATATAATTTACCTGTTCAAGAAATTAGTGGATTTGGTTATGAACATGATTTAGTTTATGATGACGATAAAAGTTTCAATGTAAATCAAGCAAACCAAAACCCAGATTATAAAACAGCAACTAACACAAATTATGTTTTTGAAGGAGCTGCTTACGACACAGGAGAAAAGGGTATTATAACAACGAAAGTAGATTTAAACCCTGATAATATAACAATTATAGGTGGAGACACTAGATTTAACCAAGTTGTTAGTGATATTCAATTAGACTCTTATAACCAGCAAGTTGACTTTGAAGGAGCTCAATATGGCGTTTCTTTATTTCTAGATGGAAAAGCAATATCTCAAGAGAAATATCAAAGCCTTACACTTGAAGAGAAAAAAAGATGTAGTTATAGAGAAGCTTTATATGGTAATGTAAAATTACCTAAAAGTGAGGCAGGAAAGTTAGATGCATTAGGTATTAAATACTCTATATCTGGAGACAATGTATTATTAAAATCTATAATACCTGCAGAGGCTTATAGATATCAAATTGCAGGTAGAGGTTCTGGGGATAGAAATGATATTCTAATATCAGAATCAGAGGGTAGAATGAATCAACTAAATAAACAGCTTGATTGTAGTTTAGATTTTAACTCTCACGAAGATTGTAAAAATTATGTGAGTGACCCTAACAGTGGAAATAGTAGTAGTAGTAACAGAAGCAGCGTATTGTAATGAATGAAGATTTAGACTCATTATTGGTAGATTTTTATGGTAAGTATACTAATGAAAAACTTGACCAAAATAAGATAAACTCTATAAAACAAACCTATGGAGATGATATTGATGGATTACTTAAAGACCTGTACTCCAAATATGGTGGAGCTCAGCTAGATGATGATAAACTGAACACCATAAAAGAAACTTATGGCTTAAAAAAAAAAGACCAATCAGAAGAAAATTTGGATGGGGAAGATATTACGTCAGATGGGGAAACTGGTGGTTTGGACTCTTCAGAGGGTAATGTTCCATTATACACAGTCAATGGAGCCACAGTATCAAGACAAACTTTAATAAGTCAAGTAAATAAAGAAGAGTTTCTAGATTCTGTAGTTAGTGGTGAAATAAATGTTACTATCAACAATGATGATGAGTTAACAAATTTATTAGTTGAAAACATAGAGAACTATAAAGAGTCTCAAGCACCAGAAGAAGAGGAATCTAGAGATAATGATATTATTACTAAAAATGAAATAGATTCTAGTAACCCAACAAAATCTGTAGAAAAAGAAAGTCTTGTACCTATAACTACTGAAAATAAAAATATAAACTTTAATCCAACTTTAACAAACAATTTAGTTAATCCAGCTGTAAACACAGCTATTGAAGAATTAGGTAGTGTTTGGGAAAATCATGTCCCACTAAATATAGAGAGTGCCTTTAGAGATGAAGATTTAAATAATAAAGTTGGTGGGCATTCGCATTCATATCATCTGCATGGCATGGCTATAGACCTAACAGGACCATCTTCTAAAGAGTTTTTGAATTGGGTAAACAACACTGCAGAGGGTAAAAAATGGGCTAATAAATGGACAGAGGGTGCTGGTGGAGGTCCAGGCATCATCATAGAAGACGAAGGAGGACCAAGAGAGCATGTTCATGTTCAATTTAAAAGAAATTTAGGAAACAGGCAATCTATTGAGGATACTATTCATGGAGAGTTTCATAACCATGAACACCTTGACCCAGAATTTAATCCACCATCTACTAAAGAAGAATTAATTAATGACCTAGAGAATCGTGGTAGATTTGCTTTATCTACAAATAAAATTGATAATGGTTTTGATATAACAGACCTTTTATATAAAAGTCATGCAGGAAAAGAAAGTAATATTCCTAACTTAAAATTGTCTGATATTTCTCATTTACTTGATGAAGATGAAAAAAGATTACTAAACCATTACATTAAAGGTAGTGAGGACTTTAAGGGTAATCCAACAAAATATCTTTTTATGCCTGTTAGCTCTATGAAAAAAGGAGAGTATTGGAAACAATGGTGGGGAGATGTTAGACACCCAAATGATAAAAAAACTTATTTTAATATTATACAAAAAGTAGAAGAAAAAATAAACCAATACCTTACCTCTGGATGGGAGCATTTAGGTAACTCAGAATATAAACATACTGAAACAGGTGTAGTTATATCTCCTGATATGACAGGTGGAGCAAACCCATTACTAGCATCTTCCTCTGCTTTACCAGAATTAATAAATCAAATGCAATCTGACCCTAATTTCTTAAAAGATATAAATAGTGATGGTATCGCTGAAAATTTTAATGGGGGGCTTATAAATCAATTATATGAAAAATTTAATCTAGACAACTCTACGTTTTTAAAAGGAGAGATAGAATCAATATCAAACGAGGATAAAAAACAAATAAAAAAATCAGAATATGATTTAAAAGCTGGTCAATTTACCCTAGAGCTATTTGATAATTTATCTAAAAGCATGGAGGGTTCTAAGAGTATGTCTGAGATAAATAGAAAAACAGAACAAATTGGAGAAGAAATAATATTAGCTGAACAATGGTTAAAAGAACAATTAGCTTTAATTAATGATTTTCCAACTTTAGCTCATGGTCCTTTAGATACTAGAGGCATGAAACAAAGCGACCTAAACAGATACAATAAGCTCGTTAGTGATTTTAATAATTTTAGAAACACAAAATACGCTGAATTAATATTAAAAAGAGAAAATCATTTAAAGGGAGATAACAATGTTTTACTTTTAGATAAACTTATAAATGGTTATAACTCTTCTTTAAATTATTTAATGTCTACAACAGATGAGCCAGTATATAAAAAGAGACAAGATAAATTATTAAAAAGAAGAAATGCTAGTCAGAAAGCTTATAATGAATCTACTTGGTTAGGAAAAGGTTTAAGAAATATTTCTTCAGTAACTTTAGGAACTTTGGGTAATTTTGTGGAAAGTATATCTTCAATCCCACAACAAGCAAAAGGTATATTTTCTTATGAGAATGAATATGATATGACAGATAAAATTGCAGGAGTTACATCTGAATTTATTACTAAAAACATGGAAGAGGCTGGAACTTCTTGGTTATACAAACCAACTAGTTTAACAAACTCTGAGAGTATGGGTAATGTTTACTATGCGAATGTAGAAGATGGCACTATTATTTTTGATAGCAATAATGAAATAAAAAACATTATAACTAAAGATAATTATGTTATTAACCCTGAGTCTGATAGGTACGCAAACATAATAAAAGAATACGAGAATAATAAAGAAAGTTACCCAACACAGAAAAAGAAAGAATGGGGTGGTTCTTTTTATAATCTAGCACACGCAACTACTGACTTTATATTAGATATGACTATAGCCAAGAGAGTTGGGGGTGGTACAAAAAAACTAACAAACTCAGCGAGAGCTGGTAAGTTTGGTTTTTATGCAGGTCTTTATGGGGCAACCAATATAAGAATGTATAATATGTATTATGCAGAAGGAATTAGACAAGGTATGTTACCTGGAGATGCATCTGATATGGCAAGTCAAGCATCTTTAGTTTCTTCTGTAATAGAGATTGCTACACCTGATTTTGGAATGATTAACCCATCAGTTAAAAGAATGGCTACAAATAAAGCTTTAGATGCGATAAGCGATAGAGTTGGAAAAGACGTGGTAGACGCTGCTATAAAAAGAGGTATTGTTAATTCTGTTTTTAGTAAAAAGGCATTAAAGTATGGAGTTATAGAGGGTGGTGAAGAACTTGCTCAGGGTGCTGCTGTTGATTTAATAAAAGACCAATGGTGGAATAAATATGAATTTGACACTAAGTTTAATGTTAATGACGCTCTTGAAGAATTTACCATAGGTGCTATTATAGGTTCTGGTGCAACAGCTGTTACAGATGTCAGCTCTTCATTTAATAAAGAATATATAAAATCTGGAATGTATAAAGATGGAATGTATCATGCTTATACAAACCAAGAAGACACCTTCAAAGCTATAGATAATCAAATTGGAAAAGAAGTTATGGTTGGGGGTAAACTTAAAACTTTTACAAAAAATGATGCTAAAAAATTAAAAGATGGTCTTAAAAATAAGTTTAAGACTATGGAAAACCTTATTGGAAAAACTAGTCTAAGTGACTTATCAAAAAGAGAATTATTAAACTTAGTAGAGTATAAGCAAAACGCTGAAGGATTACAAGGAAGTTTAAATAAAGATGTACAAGAGGAGGTTAAAAAAAGAATAGAACAATCTGATAAAGCAATAAATAGAATACTTAAAAATGAAGACCCTGTAAAAGTTATGTATGATTTATCTTCTTCCATTGATTTTGAGGTTAGAGAATATGTGGGTAACTTTATGGACATAAGTAGATTGGGTATAGGTACTAAAGCTTTAATAAGAAGAATAACTAAAGGAGATTCATTAACAGAGTCTCAACAAAAAGATTCTTTAGATGCAATAAAAAGAAGAATAACAACATTAGATGCTCAAGAAAACCTAAATCAAGAACAAAAATCAGAATTAGCATTATTAAAAAAATTAGAAAAAGACGTTACTAATATAAAAACAATAAAAGATGAAAAGATTATCACCAGAGGTAGAGGCAAGACTAGAGGAGCTTCCAGAGGAACTAAAGGTACGAGTATTAGAGAAGATATTACAGAAGCTGACACAGAGCAAGACAGAACAACCCTCAACCAAAACATTGGAAAACCAGTCTCCTATAAAGGAAAACAAGGAATCTTAGATAAAAATAAAAATGGAGAGTTTGTTCTTAAAACTCCAGGAAGGGGTAAGGGTATAAAAATAAAAGACGCTGGAACTGGTAGAAAAAGACTATCAACTGTAGGTTTAAAATATGAAGGTAAAAAAGTTTCTGTAGACTCAAGTGGTCAACTTAATATAGATGGTAAGGATACAGGTAATATACTTGGTTTTTCTAAAAATGATACAGGCTCTTTAAACTCTATAATTACTTTAGACAACCAATACAGTGAAGAGATAAAAAATAAAGCTATTAAGAAGTTTAATTCTTTACAGAAACAAAGAAACCAAGGAAAAATAACAACTCAACAATTTAATGAAGCTGTAAGTAAAACCAAAGGATTAACCCTACAATCTAATAATAGTATAAAATTTGGGGCTGCAGCTGGAAAAATAACAAACGATATATTGTCTGCTGGAAACGCTGATGTTATAAGCATGAAAGATGTTGAACAAATGATTGAGGAGGCAATAGATGAACTTGGATATGAGACTGAACAAAATCAACAAAAAGAACAAGATAAAAAACCTGTTGATAAAAAGAAAAAATCTAAAAAAGAAATAAAACAACAAAAAAGAGTTATTAATCCTCTATTTGACAGCGTTACAGATAACAATATAGATAGTTTAATAGATGAATACTCTAAATACGAAGGAGAGGTTTATGATAGAAAAGTTAAGGTTCTTAAAATAGTTAAAAAATTATATAATAGTTTAGGTTTTAATGTAACTATACATAAAGATGAGGCATCCCTGAGAGAGTTTTTTGCTAGCAATGGAGTTAATTTAAGTGAGATAGGTAGGGCTATTATATCTGAAGAAGGTATTGATGGAGGCACTCCTGAAATACATATTAATTTAGATATAGCTAACCCTAATACAATGTTTCATGAAAGTGCACACCCATTTATAACTTCATTAATTAAAATGTCTAAAACAAACCCTGAAATTAAAAAAGTTTTAGATGGTATAAAAAAAGATTTAGAATCTATAGAGGGGGGTAAATATATGAAATTTGCTAAATTAGGATATGCAAAAGGTAAGGGTGGTGCTCTTTTAAGAGATACAGATGTTAAAGATAAAGATATATCAAATCCTGATAAGGTTTTAGAAGAAGCTATGGCTGAGTTTTTAGCAGACGCTGGACTAAAAAAGTTTGATGAAAACCAATCTACATTAAATAAAGCAAAATCTTATATTCAATCTATTATAAAATATTTACTTGGAGTTGACACAAATGCTCCATTAAATTTAACCCTAAATGATTTAAGTGAAATAACTAACTTAGATGATGTTACTAAAATATTTACTCAAGCTACATCACGTGGGTTAAACATAAATGAAAAGAAAAGAGGAAAATCTACTGGGGAAATGAAGTCTCAATACAATATTGATGACCAGTTCAAATCCCATAAAGAAAATGGTGGGTCAACTTATAACAACTTTTTTGGTAATGTTTCTGGTCCATATGCTATGGTAGGTATATTTCCTGAATTAGGAAAAATTGTAAAAGGTGGAGATGTAACTAAAAAAGAACTAGAAGAATATAGAGCTGCAAATCAAGAGCTACTAGATATGGATAATCATGTTGCTGTTGGTACATGGTATGATTCTGAAAGTAATCAAACATACTTGGATATTTCTGTAGCTATACCTATAGAAATGATAGAAGAAGCTAAACAACTTGGTAGAGAATATAATCAAAAGGCAATATTTAATTTACAAACCTTTGAGGATGTTTCTACAGGTGGTACAGGTGAGACTGTAGCTCAGGGTGATGCTACAATAAATGAAAGAATACAAACAATAAAGGACCTTATTGGTCAACCTGATGTAAAAAACCAGAGAGTGGTAACATTGGGGGGGTCAGGTTTCTCTAGTCTAAATACCTCTATTAAATTTTCTGACATAACTCATGGCACACCAAAACAATGGCTTAAAGAGCTTAAAAAATATGGTGGTTCAAATCTTTCTCAAGAAATAAAATTCATGGGCATAAAGGATTTCTTAGATTCAGTTGAAAGGTCTTATCCAGATGGTATACCAAAAGTTGCTTTAGAAGACTATATATCAATGCATCAAACATCAATGCAGTTTAGTGGTAATACTATGAGTGTTATCCTTGGCAATGAGACTCTTGCTGATGTAGACTACGAGGTTGTTTCAAATGATGTTGGTGAAAAAGTTTTATTTATAAAAAACATTAAAGCACCAAACAGTAAAATGATGTCTAACATAGCACCTGTTGTAAGAAATATTATTTCATTTGCTTCTACAGAAAATTATAATGGAATTGCTTTTGAAAGTGGAGACGCTTTTAAAGGACCAAGAGCTGAGTTCTTTGATTCTGTTATACCTGAAGTTGTAAATGATATTATGCAAAGTATAGATTCTAAAGCTGGACCAGTATTATCAGAAGTAGGTGGTCAAGCTAAAACAACTATTGAAATAACAAGCCCAGTAGTTTCAGTTGTAGAAGATATGTTGAACCCATCTAAAGACACAGAGTATCAAGATGGATTTAATAATAATGCAAAAACTATTTATTCAACAGAATATAAAAACCAACTTGGTGGACAATGGCTTAAAGGAACATCTGATTTCTTTTCAGACTTCTCTTTTAGAAGAGAGTTGTTACCAATGGGGAATATACCTAAAAAGGTTTTTGACATGGAGTGGAGATATAAGTCTAAAATAAAAGCTGAAAAGTTTAAATTATTAAAGCTTGTAGATAGGATGAGGTCTGCTATAGAGGAAAACCAAAAATCTAACAACCCAATACCACTAAGAGTTATTAATGATGTCTTATCAGACCCAACAGTCAAAATACAAGAGTTAGAATCTGAAATTAAAAATTATGAATATGATTTAGAGAATTTAGATAGAGATGGCAAAACATACGCAGCTGGTGCAGTTATAGATAGAATAAGAGAGGTAGAAGAGCAAATAAAATCTTTAAAAGAAAATCATGTTGGTAAAGCTACAATGAAAGACCTTGAGTCTGCCCCAGAATTACAGAAATTAATAAAACAAGTTAGAAGAAAAGTTGATTCACTTAGTAGAAAATTAAAAGATGTTGTTGCAGATAAATTAGGAGTTGTTCTTGATAAGAATATGGGTATATATATTAACAGACAATATAGAATACATAATGACCAGGGATATAAAAAGAAAATGTTAAAAGCTATAAACGCTTTAATTAAAGCAAAAGCAGACCCTAAAAAAATAGAAAAAGTTGTTAAAAGATATGGTAAAGAAGCTGATTTAATACAATCTTCTTATGAGTTTATAAGAAAAACATTAGCAAATAAATATAAAAAGAAATATAAAAATGAAAATGAAATTACAGAGGAACAAATTTTACTAGATATAAAAAGAATGTTTAGTGATGGTCCAGAATCTAGTGATTTCATGAAAGCTGTTAACAGAGCAAATGATGTTAACACTGGTGTGTTCAAACAAAGAGAAGACCTTCCTGATGCTATATCTAATTTGTTTTCAGAAGCAAAAAATCCATTATTTAATATAGTTAGCACACTAACTAAACAAACCTCTGAGCTTGAAGCTCTAGAGTTTAAGGCTAATGCTGTAGCTGCAATGGAAGGAAGTTTGGTATATAGAGAGGATAATCTTCCACCTGAATTATCAGATACACACAGATACCCTGTTACATTAAAGTTTTCAGATGCTGTTTATTATACAACAAAAGAGGTTAAGGAGTTTATTGATGGAGAGGTGTATAACCCAACAGGTGCGTACAGAATAGCTCAAGTTATGAATGGTGCTATCAAGCTTGGTAAAACTGTTTACTCTCTTAAAACACACGTGAGAAACTTTTTAGGTAATATGTATTTTGCATCTATCAATGGTCACTTTTCTTATTCAGATATGAAAGAAAGTTTTAATGTTATGCAGAATTTGTTTGACAAATCAACAACTCAAGAAAGAGAGCAAATGTTTGCAACCATGATTGAGAATGGTATAATTGACTCTGTATATGCAGACGAGCTTCAAGATATTATGAGAGATGGAGACTTAGGTATTGCTATGACAGAACTTTTTGATTCTGGTATGGACATGGATAAGGTTAAGAAAAGAAAGCCAGGTCTTTTAAAAAAAATAAATACATTAGTTAATAAAGCTTATCTATGGGAGGATGTTATATGGAAGGGAGCTGGATTTATAAGTGAAGTAGACCTATTTCAAAGGGCAGGCTATGAAAGAACTGAGGCTATTAAAATGGCAGCAGACAATGTTAGAGGTGGTTACACTACATATTCATTAGTTCCTAAAGTTGGTAAGAGAATAAGAAGAATGCTTTTAGTTGGAGACTTTATATCTTTCCCTGCTGAGGTTTTAAGAACAGGTATTGGTTCTTTAAAAGTAGCTAATAAAATGATACGTTCAGGAAACCCAGTTCTACAAAGGTCTGGATACAAAAGACTTTTTGGTACTGTATTTGCTTGGAGTACACTTCCTCACTTATACACAGGGATAGCAGCTCTTTTTGCTAGTGCAATAGGAATGCTTAAAGATTTTACAGATGACGATGACGAAGGTTTGGCAGACAATCCACTTATGGACTACGCATTAATGAATGAAGAGCAGAGAGATATTGATAAGGAGTTTACTTTATATGATAGTTATTCTGATTGGTTTGACAATAATCATGGTGGAGTAGACTTTAATGAATTAAAAATGGATGACATAACTAGAGATAAAATGATTCAATTATTTTTACCTAGCTATATGAAATATGGAGATGTTAAATTAGTATCTGCTCAATTAGGAGATGAGGGTTACTTTGATGGAACGTATTATGTTTGGAACTCATCAGACAATATGTCTAATAATGTTATAACTAGAGTTATTAATGCTATAATAAATACTCCAGAAGATGACCCAACCTTTGATAAAATCATAAAAAATGATGTGATAAACTCTATGCTTGAAACATTTTTTAGCCCAAGTATGATGTTTCAAATATTAGAAGATTTATCTAAAAGAGAAAAACAATCAGGTGGAAAACTAGATGATACAACTGATGATTGGTTTGATAGATTAGGAAACTCAATAACTCATGTTGTATCTGAGTCAATGCCTGGTATTGGAGACCAAATATACGACATGATGGAAAGCTGGCAACCAGAATTATTTTTAGATGAAGATGAAATGGATAGAAAGAAAAGTCCTGTTCATGAAACCATGTCAATGACTGGGTTTAGATTTAGTAGATTTAATTTACAAGAAAATTTAAACTTTAAAGTTAGAGATGTGTCTAATACTCTAAAGAAACTAGACCCAGAAGGAGATGGTCCTAAAAAAATTAAACGTGAAGTTGAAAGACAGATGAATTACTTAGATAAGTTATATACATACTCTGAAGCTTTAGGTATAGAAGAACGTGGTGTTACTGTTAAAGATAGGAATAAAGAGAGAGTTTTAAGTGAGTTAGGTAACAGAGATAGTGTTATTAGTATGCATATACAAGGCTTTAGTGATGGTAATATGATATATAACTTTTTAAACAGAGATAAAAGAGTTTATAAGAATTTTAACGAATGGATGGAGGCACAAAAAAAGTTTACGTATGCAGACCTATTAAAGTCTTGGCAACAAGAAGAGTTGAGTAAAGAACGAGACCCAAACATTTTTGAAAAAGTTAAAGAGATAATAAATTAATTATGAAATTAGAAGTATTAAGAATATCAAGTGGACCAGACTCCACGTCAGGAATATTATTTGTGGTAGACGATACAGCTGACAACCCCAATGGTGAAGGGTTTAGATGTAAGAGAAGCTTTGTATGCTACACACTAGAAGATGAACATAGAGAAGAAAAAAAATATGGAGAAACAAGAATCCCAGCTGGGACATATAAAGTTAAACTTAGAACAGAAGGTGGATACCATCAAAAATATTCTAAAAGATTTCCTAAGATTCATAGGGGCATGCTTCATATTACTAATGTACCTAACTTTGAGTATATCCTTATTCACTGTGGTAATACTGATGAGCATACTGCAGGATGCTTACTCGTGGGCGACTCGCAAGAGAACAACCAAATAATTGGTAATGGTTTTATTGGTAAGTCTACACAAGCATACAAAAGAATATACCCTAAAATAGCAGAAACACTACTTAATAACAAAGAGGTGTTAATAACTTATAAGGATATTGCATAAATAATTGTTTTTTTTATTATATTTACAGTGTGTTTTATCATAATATTTAGTTTTGAGGGGTGGTTTGATAATGTTAAATCTCCCCTCATTTTTTTTAAGAATCAATGAGAGATTATAAAGACGAATATAAAAAGTTTCAATCTAGCCCTAAGCAAAGAGCTGACAATAGGAAAAGAAAAAGGGATAGGTATAAGATGGCTAAAAAGGGTCTTGTAACTAAAGGAGATGGTAAAGAAATTCATCACGTTGATGGTATCAGTTCTAATAAGTTAACTGTTACTGATAAATCAAAAAATAGGGGAAAGAAGAATGAAGGTGGAAGAAAGAAAGGGGTTGGTCACAACTACCCTAAAAAAAGAAAGTATGTTAATAAAAGAAAAAAAGACTAAGCAACTGGGAATGAATCCTAGTACAGCAGCTCACAAACTTAAAAAATCAATACTTTTTAGTTTTGCACAAAAACTTGGCTACGCATGGTGCTATCAATGTGCCACAGAAATAAAAGACATAGATAAATTTACAGTAGAACACAAAGAACCTTGGCTGGATTCAGACGACCCTGCTGATAAATTCTTTGACTTAGAGAACATAGCGTTCTCTCATGCTAGATGTAATTATAAGGCTGCAAGAGTAAAAGAAGGTATGCCCTGCCCATCTGTTACTGCCTATAGAAAAGGTTGTAGGTGCGATGGTTGTAAAGAATCTAGAAACGAATACAGAAAGAAAAGAAAATTATTAAGAGATAAACATGAAAACAAATAAACCAAGTTTTTTAGATAAAGTAAAGAACATTGCGAAAGATACAGCAGCCTATCTAGTTGATGGTGCAAGAAACGTGCCAAAGGAAGAGTTTATAAGAAGAGCTGGAATTTGTGACTCGTGTGTTCATTTTATTCATAATCAGAGTACGTGTGGTATTTGTGGGTGCTGGATGGATGTGAAAGCTAAATGGAGAAAGTCTAAATGCCCAAAAGACAAATGGTAATATGAAAAGAATAGGTTTTGGTTTTCAATTTTCTCATGGTATCTTATTTGGAATAAGACACTACGAACCTGACGAACAATGTAATTACTATGAAATACATCTTTACCTTGGACTGTTTGTGTTCTTTATTACAATAGAACG